ATGAAACGTGCATTATTAGCCCTCGCACTGCTGGCGAGCGCAGGCGGCGCACTGGCCGCGGAAGGTCTGGAAAACGTCACCAAGCTGGAGTTCGGCAAGCAGTGGGCATTCACCAAAGAGGAAGTCACCCTGCAGTGCCGTAAAGACGGCGCGCTGTTTGTGCTGAACAACAGCACGCTGATGCAGTATCCGCTTAATGATATTGCCCAGGCGCAGGTGGCCGCCGGCCAACAGCGCGCGCAGCCGCTGGCGACCATCCTGCTGGATGACGTCAATCACCCCGGGGAAAAGATGAGCGTCGAGCCGTTCCGCGCGCGTGCGCAAACGCTGTGCGCCAAGTAAGGCCAGGCGTCGCGTTGGCTTATCAATAAGTTAACAATCGGGTGAATTCTGTACGCATTTAATGCCGCGTAGAAACTATCACCCGCCGTGCGCCTGGCTGGCAAAAGCCGCCGTGTAGGCTACGCTTAAAGTGCATGGCTGAACAAGCCCTGCAATAAATGCCAACTTTTAGCGCACGGCTCTCTCCCAAGAGCCATTTCCCTAGACCGAATATAGGAATCGTATTCGGTCTTTTTTTAAGTGATTGATTTTAATGGCTTTATTTCAGATTGTCCGAAAATGTCCGAATTTCGTCCGAATTTCTGTATTCGGTCTTTTATAACATCACGTATTCTTTCCCCCGCGAGTCCAGGTATTTTCCCGTCATTGCTTCGGATTTATGCCCTAATAGCTTCTGCGCAAATTCCTTTCCCTTTTCCCGCTCATACAGCCGGCCGGCCAAGCTCCGGATCTCATGGAACGTCGGCGGACTCTCTGCAAATTCAATCCCGGCAGCTCGCCGCGCCGCGACAAACTTTTTCGTTAATCCGTCAGGGTGCAGAGCGCCATCCGGGCTGTTTTTCCGAATGCCGGCGCTGATCATGAAATCGGTGGTGCTGGTCAATCGGCACTGGCCTATCACCGCGCGCAGCTGCAGGCCGGTAGCCGCGAGTTCAAGATCCAGCGGCAGCGACAATTTGACGCCTGTTTTCCCCTGGACGAACTGCAGGCGCCCGTTCGTGACGTTGTCGAACCGCATCAGTGCGACGTCCTCCCGGCGTTGCCCAGTGATCAGCGCCAGATCCATCGACAAACCGAACCAAGGCGGCAGCTGGTCGGCCGCTTTGCGGATCTGGATATATTGCGACAGCTCCAGCCGTTCCCGCTTCACTGTGACTTTTGCCGCGCGAGTAGGGGTGACGGGGTTGTTTTCGATGTGCCCCTCGACAATGGCTTCGCGGAAAATGTCGGACAGCACCGATCGCATGGTCGTGGCCATCGTCTTTTTGTCCTGCGCAACCCATAATTCCAGGAACTCGGCGACGTGCCGCGTCGTGATCTTTGACAGCACCATGTCGCCAAGTTTTTCGCTGACGATCGCAATCTGACCGCGGCGAACTTTATACGTTGCCTCGGCCAGGTTGCGGCGCTTAAAAATGACGTCGTAACGCTCGAGCCAGGAGTTTAGCGTGTATTCGTGCGTGCCTTTAATCTTCTCCAGCAGCAGAACAGGGGAGTAGTTCTGCTCAATATAGTGGTTTGCTTCGATCGCCTGCGCTATGGCGTCACGGCGCGCTATTTGCCCGAGGGAGATCTCTTTTTGGGTTACTGGATTACGCCAATAGAAAGCGTTCCGGCTACGGCGGTAGGTCAGGTTTTTCGGTAGTCGCATGTCATATCCTCCCCGCCGTGTCATTAATCACTTTCTCCATAAACGCCTCGCGCGCCGGCGCGGCGCTCTGCGCTTCCTTAATTTTCTTACCCAGCGTTGGATCGTTGGGCTTGATGTAAATCGTGCCGGGTTTCAGCATGTACCGTTTGCCGTGTTTTTCCGCCGGCGGGTAGAAATTGCCGTTGCGCGCCCAGCGCCATAGTGTTTGGATATTCGGCTTGTAGCTCTCGTAGACGCTTTCGCACCATTCTTCTAACGTCAGTAATTTGGTCATGGTTATGCTCCTGCGCACAACCGGCCGCAATATTAACCGCGGCCGGCGTTGTGTTTTGATTCTCGAAAATCAGTTTTCTTCTCTGTAGGCTTCGCTGCAGTACAGCGCCGCGTCCGGCAGGCGGCGGTTGAGCGCCGCTTTGACTTGCTCGCACTCCGTCTCGGTCGGATAAACCGCTTCAGAGGCGAGCAGGGCGTCGCATGCGTCGTGGCCGCACGGGCTGACGAGCAGAACGAAGCCGATTAAATAACTCATGGCTACCGCACCTGTAGCGAACGTTCACCGATTTCAATGTGCGCGCCTTTGACGTCCTCGCCGCTATCGATCGCTACCTTGATCGCTTTCTTGTCTGGTGTCACCAGCGTTTGCACGGTCACAAGCTCGTCGGGCAGCAGGTCGGCGTTATCGATCACCACACTGGCGACCCCCTTGCGTGCGGTGAAAGTGTTGGTTGTGGTCTTAATCTTGTCTTGGCCGCTAGCCAGCAGACAATTAAGCACGTATTCACGAATAGATTTTGCGCGGCTCTCAAAAGACTTTTTACGGTCGGCCAAGCGCTTCAGTTCACCATCAACCGTTTTTGCCAAACCCTCGAGGTTCCGCACGTGCACAAATGCAGCGTCCAGCTTGTCACCCAGTGCGCCTTCGATACCCTCAAGTGTGTCTGCGATCATTTCAGGTGTCAGTTCGTCAGAGGTTTCAACCAGTTGCTGCAGCTTGGCGTAATCCGATGCTAATGCGATTGCTGTGATACTCATTGTGCTTTCTCCTCTGACAAGGCGGTGATACGCTCATCTTTCAGAACGGTAAGGCGGCGCAGGCGGCTGGCCAGGTATTTAGCGTGTTCTGTGTCACCTTTTGCTTCGGCTGCTTTGCGGTGCGCTTCTACTTCGCGAGCGATCGAGCCATGAACTTTGCTGGCTTCATTGACTGTAACGGCCGTACTGATGGTTTCGGCCACGGCAGACAGTTTCTCGTCCAGCTCTTCGCGCAGCCGCGTCACGTCTTCGGCTTTGTCGCTGGCGTTCTTGATGGCGAATTCAGTCGCGTTCTCTTCCCGATATTCAGGCAGGTCATGCCAGCCGAGGAACACGTCAGCAGAGAAGCCAAGCATGGAAAGCGACTTCTTGATCGCGTCGGTGAGGCTCTTTTTCATCACTTCACTGTCAGCCATAAAACCGCGCTTCGTTTTATACATGTACGGTGTGGCGCCATATGCTGTAACGCGACCTTTGGTTTCGTTCAGGACATACCAAAACTCGATCTGCAGGCTGTGGTTCTGCTCGAACAGAATGGTGCCGTCGGCGTCACGTAGAATGCGGTTGCCAATAATTTTCCCACCCTCGAATACGGCCTCGCTCATTGGTGCGCCGGCGATCATCTTCTCCTCGACAATGTCAAAACCCCACCCCGTGCCGATAGGGCCGAAAATTTCGGTTGCGCGCATAAACATGTATTCGCTGTTGATGCTGGTACCGGCATAACCGGCTCCTTCGATCGGCTTCGTGTAGCGAGGATCTGTGCGCATAACACGCTTCCAGACATCGAGATTCTGCTGGGCTTCCGCTGGTTGTTCGGCGATCACCTGTTCAACCTGTGTAGCTCGTTGTTGGAAATCGTCAGTAGTAGATCGTTGGATTTCATTCTCGTGCGGCATAGGGGCTTCTTTCTCCTCATTACTGTGAGCTTTGGATGCCTTAATTTCTGAATTGTCGATTTCGGCTGGGGATGAATTTTCAAATAGCGATCCAACGTCGAAACGACCACCGCCCAGGCTCTGCAGCTCGCTTTTCTGCCGCTGCGCCACTTCCGTTTTTTCGCCTTCATTTGAGGCGTCATCCCGCTCTACGGCTGGGTTTTCCTGCTGCATACCGTAGCGCTCGCGCAGATTGAATGTGACGCGCCCAGTGATGAACTCAGTGCGCTGCTCTTTATCGTCGCTCCAGTTCTCCAGTACGTCGCATGTGATGTGGTAAACATCGTCTTTGTTGAGCTCAGAGAATGGGTCGCACGGTTCAATTTCCTTAGCGAGCAGCCGAGCGAAATACACTTTTGAGAAATCGCCAGCGGCCGGAAGCAGCTCCTCGACATCCTCTTCGCTCATGACGTTGGTTTTGCCGTCCAGTGCGTCGAGTACTGCCCGGCGCAGCCACACGCGGCGTGGGGCCTCGTATTCTGCTGTTTGAGCGTCGTTATCTTCCTGAGCAGGCTCTTTTGCCATTTCCGCTGTCGCCGGCCGCGCAGGAACGTCGAACTCGGTCAGATGGGTGTTGATGTACGTGCGCAGCGCGCCGGGCGTAGCGTGAAGATTTTCGTCGGCGCCGCGGACTAAATCGACAATGGCTTCGCGCGAACACTGCAGGATCCCCGGCGTGTTGCTGAGCATGTCGTTCCATGCCTGCAGTTTTGGATCGCGGCGCTTTTTCATTTCGGTAACTGCCCGGATGATTGCCCCTGGTGGGTTGGCAATATCGAAATCGGACGGATACAGCGCGCAGCCGACAACAGTCTCCAGCATCTGCAGGGAGTCGATCGGCGTGCCTTTTGTTGGCTGGCTGCCGTCAGTGAGTATTGCGCCTGACTCGGTGCGCGGCGTATCGTCCTGCGGTTCAGCCGGTTCAGCCGGTTCAGCCGGTTCAGCCGGTTCAGCCGGTTCAGCCGGTTCAGCCGGTTCAGCCGGTTCAGCCGGTTCAGCCGGTTCAGCCGGTTCAGCCGACATGGCCGACGCCGCAGCTGCTGGCGCAATCCACTTCTGAATAATGCCCTCGCGTTCTTCTACCGGTGCATCAAGATATTCCGTTGCGAATTGGCACAATTTCCCCAGTTCGGGCGCTTTGTGGAACGGCGGCCAGATGGCTTTCATACCGGCGATGGCAGTGATCGGCATTTCCGGATACAAGTGCTGAAACTGCGTGAGGCTGGACAGCGCCAGAATCACGTTTTGCGGATAGCGCTGCGCATCGTCCATAACGAGTGCCTTGGCCGCCTTCAGTTGTTCTGCGTTGAGTTTCAGGCAGTCGCGGCCGTACAGCCACGCGGCTGCGATTACTGTGTGTCTGTCGAGGTTTGATGCGAAATACTCAGCAGGGGCTGATGAACCAGCCTCACCTTGCTGTTTCTGGCCGGCGGCCGGGATCAGCTGCCAGGTGTTATTGTCGTCAAGCGCGTAGCGGTCGCACCACGTGTCGCTAAACTCGCGTTCCGGCGGTAGGTCGTCGACGACAGGGTAGTTTGTGCGCACAGCCTTGAAATAGTCGCCGGTTTCCAGCTCAGCATCTTCGATCAGGTTTTCGAGATCGCGTTTTGCCCGCGCGTCGCTTTTTGCTTCGTACCAGATGAAAAGCGACGGTTTGCCTGATTTCTGCTTAGCCTTGATGTAATAGGCATAGATGTTTTGCATTGTGTAACTCTCCGATATTTAGTTACAATGCAAGCCAATCAGTGGCCTGCTTCGGTTGGTCATTGGTTATGCTCCGGTTGCTGGGGGTGGTTCCCCGGTAACCCGTCGCCGGGACGTAAAGCCGGCAGATAGGCCCGCCTCGTGCGGGCCTTTTTGCTTCTTGCTCGTCATTGAAATGCGCGCCTACGCCTTGACGCCCCACCAATAAATGGGAAACGCGGCACGCATTTTCATGGCTTCAAAAAGCCCCGCCGTCCGTGGCGGGGAATGCCTCATTGAATTCAGGTTGCACTCATCCCTGCCCGAAATGGCGGGCATACGACGTTGCGATATTTTTTACTTAGTGGGTGCCGGCTGGCTCGAACTCTGGCGGAATACGCAGGGATTCAAACGGGCGCTTGATAGCGCGCAGGTTGCCGACTGGCTCAAAACGATATCGCCCGCACGTATAGTCGAACGATGCTAGCCACGGCGCGCCGGTGCGCTTATTGCGCATGTGAATGGCTTTGCCGCTGTTTGGGATCAGGCTTTTCATTGGATTATTCCCCCGTGCCCGGTTTACCGTTCGGAAAACACTTCTTGCAGAATGTGCGTTCTGCCGCGGCTGCTGCCGTTTTTTCTGAAATGGTTGACGTCCATACGCCGTTATTGCGTGAGTTACACGCAACAGCCCGTGGCCCGATCTTGATGTGGATAACGCCGGCGTTAGAACGGCCATACCTGTACTTATCACTCATAGCCATCATGCGATTTCTGCTCAGTTGGTAATTGGTTATGCTCGCTGTCTCTCCAGCCGTCGCCAGTCTTTCCCGGTGTCAGAACGTTGTACCTGCTGCGATGGAGTCATTAAACACTTTGTTTATATCTATGTCAACATTTTGAGTTTGTAAAGTTAAACTTGATGTTTAATGTCGCTGGCGATGGGGATATCAAGGCGTAAGAAAACCGGCGCGTGGCCGGTTGGGAGAGGCATAAAAAACCGGCTCAGTGGCCGGTTAGTTATAATCAAGAGGTTACAAGCTCCGACCAAGAGTCGGAGGATAGACCTAAAAACGGAGTTAAACCTTACTTTTTTGATCGAGTTCAATCATATCAAGCACTGATTTTGCTAGGCTATGATAAACACGGTTTGCTTCTTCAATATTAACCTTGATGCCATTTTCTTTACCACCTTTCTCCCACATCCATCTGGCACCAGTCCAATTTCCATCCTCTTTGGTAAGATCAAAAATAGGCTTCGAAAGTCTCTGAGAAACTGGTACCAAGCCACTGAAATTCTGCACTCCAGCCAAATGGTACGGGGCATCATGAGAGACAGATTGCCTAAAAGCATCATCGTCAATAACCATTGAAACTTTGTTTAGAGCTGGAATTAATTTGCGGTTGGCAACATCTTTGATTCTTTCTAACCAATCACTGTAGGCCTTTGACATTTGTTTTGGCTGCTCAGGCTCATCAGGATTAGAAGAGCTAGCCGTCGTGTATATGCGATAGTTCTGAGTTATAAACCCTAGCATTTTGGGGTTGGAAGATGGTAGCGGGCTATCTCCACCTTGTTTAAATGGATTAATTTCATTGGCCCATTTAGGAAGGACATTACTAAGTGAATCAATTGCTTGATAACAATAGAAGTCAGGAGATATAGGGACAATAAAGTAATCCGAACTCATCAAGATACATTGGTTTGTCGATGAAACACTAGGACTCATGTCAACCAATACAATGTCTATGTTGTGTTCTGCTGCGATTTTTCTTACTAGCCGGTTGAATGCCCCAACAAATTTTCTTAATACTGGCAGAGTATTACTACTTGTCATTGCAGTAGCGATTTGAGTATCTAACTCTGAAAAGCGAATATTCCCAGCCAAGATGAAAAGATTCTCATTACTTGTTGGAGTAACAGAAGTGGAACTCATCTGTGAGTGATTTGTGCCTTCCAAAGAGAACTCTGGAGCAAGGCTGTTAAAAATATCAGTGTTTTGCTTACTGTCATAGAAACGAACGAGAGATTCATAATCGTCAAGTCCGAGAGTTAGGCCAGTTAGATTACATTGGGGGTCGGCATCAATGATAAGAACCCGTTTTCCTGTAGAAGCTATCTTCCACCCTAAATGGAATACAGTAGTCGTTTTGCTAACACCGCCTTTATGATTAAAGAGAGATATTATACTTGCCATTATTTCCGTTCCTTTTGACTTGCAAATATGAGTCATTATATGGCCTGAATATATAAACATCCATCCTATTTATCCTTTATAGCTGCGGAGTTATCTCCTTGGCTACTCCGCTGGCTTATACCGCCCGCGCAGATATTTCTCAACGTACTCATCGATCTCTTTCAGTCGCTTCTGGAAGACGTCAACCATGCGCTCCTGTTCGGCTTCGGGAAGTTGTCGGAACAAGGCCAGCATCTGCGATTCTTTGGTGTTTAGTCCAGTGCTCTCATCAACATCTTCACCTAGCAGCCAGGCGACGGAAACTCCCAGCGCTTCAGATAACTTTAGCGCAGAGCTTTTCCCGATGGTCCCGCGTAAAAACCAATTATTTACCGATTGCGGACTGACACCAGCAATCCTGGCCATCTCTGCTTTAGAGATACCTTTCATTGTCATCAGTTCGTTCAGGCGCCGCACTTGAGGGTGCTCAACTTGGTGATTTTTTCCTTTCATACCTAAATATTAAACCAAAAGTTTACGCCTTCATAAGCTCATAATGTTGACATTTAAATAAACAAAATGTTTAATTCGTAACGTAAACCTATGGAGATAACTATGAGCGCGTTAGAAAAAGCCATCTGTGTAGCCGGAAGTGCTACCAAGTTGGCTAATCAGCTTGGCATTTCTTCCATGACGATCAGTCACTGGAAAAACCGGTATAGCGGAATCGTCCCTGCAGATCGGGTATTCCCTATTTTTCATGTTACAGGCGTTACCCCCCACGAACTACGGCCGGATCTCTATCCAAATCCAACAGACGGGCTACCCAAAAAAACCGAGGAATAACCATGTCATTCACTTTCCAGGATGTTATCAGGACAGGAGGCCAAGGAGTGATTTCAGAAAATCAATCTGGTTTTCACCGCCGCGGTACTGTGAAGCCATACGCCGTGCGGCAGGCAGTAGAAGAGTGGCAGGCCACGATCCCCGGCAAAGCGCAGGAAATCATCGCGAAGCTGATCACTGATGAATGGCTGTGCCGCGGTGGTAAAGGGCTGCAGCTGGGCGTTTCCGAGCGGAACAACAAGCAGAACATCTTCCGCTGGCTGGATAACCCGCATTGCTCCCAAAAATACATGGGCTACGTCATGCAGCTGGCGCCGGTGATTGCCGATGTGATGCCGATCGAAATCGCGAGAAAGCACGGCTTAAAGCAGGGGAAGACCAAGCTCGAGCTGGTGGCCGACGCAATGAAGGAGTGCGCAGAGGCAAAACAGGCGGCTTTACTCGGTGCGCCGCTGCGCGAACTTGAGAAGGAAATCCGCGAGGGGATCGAATCGCTGGTAAAGCTGGCCCCGCCGGAACGCTGGGCGGCAGTGATGACCAGTGCAGCGGCAATATTCAGCAGCTGCATGTAACAACCGGAGCATAAACCAATGGCTAACTTTTCCAGAGAACAAATCGAATCGCAGATCCGCGCCCAACTGGTGCGCGATGGGTATGAATACGACATCGCCCGGTCGGCGGCCGTACGCGGTGCCGATCATTACCTGTCCCGGCAGAACGCCACGATCGCAAGCAGCTTAGCGATGGCAAAGACGTACGCAAAGCCGCTCAAGCGAGTGAAGGGTAAACCAGACCGTCCGCACGTACCAGGGCGCCGGATGGGGCGCCGGTGAGAAGATCAATGAAATTCGGTAGAAGGACGGTCAGAACGAATGGCTTCGTTCTTAAAAATCAGCTTTCGCTACGTTTTCGGCGCGTGTGAGCGCATCGATCAGCACTGGGACATCATCCGCATGGATTCTTATCTGATCGGGGTGACTGGAAGAGGGGTTTTCTTGTGTTAGCTGAACAACATTTCCCTCTAAAAGTTCGATGCTGATTTCGTCGCGATGAGGCAGTACATGATTAAAGGTTTTCATTGTAATTCCTTGTAGTTACGCATTGTAAATAATGCACAAATGGTCCGAATTTAAGGCTTAATTATGGCTAATAGTATGCCAAAACCTTTGGCTAAGAGTAAGGCTAACAACGAGCCTTACCGAAAGGTAAAAATCACGATGTGGGACGACCCGAGTTTCAGGGCGTTATCCCCGTTGCCACCTAGCGGCCAGAGCTTGTTTATTTACCTGCTCACAGGCCCCTTCACAGGGATTATACCTGGCTTGTTCAAGGCGGGACGCGCAGCTTTGGCCGAGGAGTTGGGGTGGGAGGTCGAAGCCTTCGACTTAGCCTTGGGCGAAGCCTTATCTCTAGGGATGGTAAAAGCCGACATGCAAGCCAGAGTCTTTTGGCTTCCGAATGCTGCGAAACATAACCCTCCAGCATCAGTGAACGTTATTAAATCATGGGTGCGCGCGTTCGAATTACTGCCCGAATGCGACCTTAAATATGAGGCATTGGAATCGCTAAGAGCCACGTCACACGGGGTTTCTAAGGCTATGGGGTTGGCTTTCGATAAGGCTTTCTCTTTGGCTAATCCTTTGCCTAAGGATAAGGCTAAGGCTTTGCCAAGAGGTATCCAGAAAGCAGTAAACAGTAAACAGATCTTAAAAGATAAAAACCTATTGGCACATGGCAGCGATGCTCGCCAAGTGCCGGCAGATGCTCATGGTGATTCACCTGGTATAACCCGAACCAAGAAAGCCAAGGGTCAGGAATACCCGGCTGAATTTGAAACCTTGTGGCAGGCCTATCCTCGTCGGCAGGGAAGTAATCCAAAAAACAAAGCATTTGCCTGCTGGAATGCCCGCAAGCGCGATGGTGTAGCGCCGGCCGTGATGCTATCCGGCGTTGAACGGTACCGTGATTACTGCATGTCCAGTCAAAAAACTGGTACCGAGTTTGTCCTGCAGGCCCAGACGTTCTTGGGGCCACGCAGGGAGTTTGAAAATTCATGGGAAGTAACTACAGGAGGAAATCATGTGGAATTCCGACCAAACCAGAGTGACCCGAGATCCTACGCCGAGCAGTATCTCGAGTGGGAGCAGCGCTGGCAGTCGTCAGCTGGGGCCAGCGTGGGGGTTGTGGGACCTGATGTTCAAGGTCTACGGGACACGCTGGAATGCGAAGAATGGCAATCGTCCATCAAACCTATGGGAGGCACAGGTCAGTTCGATGACCAGTGAGCACCTGCAGCGCGTGTGCAGTGCGTGCATCGACCGATGCAAATCAGGTAATCACTGGCCGCCAGATTTTGCGGAGTTCGTCTCGCTGGTGGCCGAGTGTGGCGGCGGAGCGCTGGGCGTGTCGGTTGACGATGTTTTGGCAGAAAACAAACGCTGGCGCGATGAGTTCTACCGGTACAGCTGCGCTGAGAAATTTCCGTGGAGCCACCCGGTCATGTACCACATCTGCATCGCATTAAAGCGAAAGGGCGTAGAGCTGAGATTAACCGATAAGGAACTGAGAGAGCAGGCAAGTAAAGAGCTGGAGCACTGGGAAAAGCGGGTTGAAAGAGGTTTGCCGATACCGCCGATCCGCCGCCAGTTGGCGGCGCCAAAGGCCAGCGGCCCAACGCCAGCGCAGTTACTTCTTGAGCAGTACGAACGTAGGAAAACCGGAGCATAAACCAATGACCAACAAATCTGAACGTAGGGTAACAACGAAACAGCTCGCTGAGCTGATCAAGGGTAAAAACCTGAGCACCGCAGAAATTTACAGGATGCTCGATGATGCATATCCGGACCACACGATGAGCCGCGGTTCTATTCTGTGTCGTCTGCACGCGATGGTGCGATCTCCAAGCGTCAAAATGATCAAAACCGGCCAGGGGAACAAGGCACGTTTTCAGCTGATCCACGCCAGCGAGCGTTTTCTCGAGCTGAGCGACATCAACTACCGCTCTAAAACGAGTAAGCAGTCGGACACGACACTGTGGCATTTCCACCCAGTAGAGCTGCGCTACTGCCTGATGCACAAAATGTTCGATCGGGCACTGGCCGGCGTTCAGAAGGGGGCTGTATGAGCATTGTAAAAACGCATACAGGAACGGTCATCACGAAAGACGGCCCGAAGCTCAAGAAGCTACACGAAACGAGCGCGATGTGGGTTGTCGGTAAAAACGAGTATTACCGAAAGGACACAGGCAAACGACATTTTGCGGAGCATACGCGCCGGCGCCTGCTTCTAGACACTATCCAGCCGATTAGTACGGAGGTTTGTGATGAAAACTGAACTGAAGGCCGGCGATTTCTGCATCCACCGCACAAAATGGGGCGATCGAGGCTGTGAGATTGTCGCATTTCATCGTGGCTATGTTGTCGTGTACCACTTTGGTACTGGCTATCGCGCAGCGAGAGCTAATTCGTTGACTGCAACGACAGAAGAAACTGCACGACGTACAGAAAGCAATCATTACGCGGAGGTGAGGCGTGGATAAACTGGACGATTGTTAAACCGTAGCACTCAAAAGCCCCTGGCGGGGCTTTTCTTCGCTTGCAAAAGCAAGATTGCCTATACATAATGATACTGTATAAATAAACAGTTCATGGAGGGGTGAGTAATGAGTTTTGATATTTTTCCAATTAAAAACAAACGACTACCAGTTTTTTTGGGTGACTGATTTTAATCTCTGACCGGAACACAGCAAAGGAGGCAGAGATGGCCGGACAAACGCCGAAGAGCGGTTATGAACTCATTCGCTGCTGCGACTCAGTCGTCGTTGCAATATTTTCCAGCTTCCCGGATTGCGACCGGGCGCTGATGTACAGAAGCGGCGGGCATGTGTCGTTCATGCCGCTGCAGCCAGACGATATCGTCGGTACACCGAAGTTGATGACACAAATTTTAGAACGTGCCGGATATCGCATAATCGGATCTGATACACTAACTTAACGGGCCTGAACACCCCGTACCTGCTGCGCCACAGGAGACACTATGGCGCAGTTACAACTCATCAAGCAATCAAGCGGAATACTGATCCCGGCCACGCCGGAGACCAGCGATTTTCTGCAATCACAATGCAAGCTCGGCGCCGTGCTGGTGGCCGAGTTCAAAAAGGTGCGCAATCCGGCGTTTCACCGTCGTTTTTTCGCGCTTCTCAACCTGGGCTTCGAATACTGGGAACCTACCGGCGGCGCGATATCGACGAACGAGCGCAAGCTGGTTACCGGGTATGCAAAATTCCTTTCTACGTTCGGCGGCAGCGAGTCAACATTGCTCGACGCTGCAGATCAATATCTCGAGCGCATCGCCGACCGTCGCGCCGGCAGCATCAGCGCGTGCAAATCCTTTGACGCCTATCGCGCGTGGGTGACTGTAGAGGCAGGCCACTACGATGCTATCCAGCTGCCCGACGGCACTCTCCGAAAACACCCGCGTAGCATCTCGTTTGCGAAGATGGACGAAACAGAATTCCACCAGCTGTACAGCGCAGCGCTCGATGTTTTGTGGCGCTGGATCCTGCACAAACCATTTCGTACGCACGCAGAGGCCGAGAACGCCGCCGCGAAGCTGATGAGCTTCGCGGGGTAATGGCTATGCGCAAAACTTGGTTTCATCACCACGAATGCTCGACCGCACAGGCTGACGAACTGGTCGATCGGTATCGCCAGCGCGGCGTGAAGGTTGAGCGCAGCTTAAACCACGATTTAATCAGCTGGACGGTCAGCGCATATCTGCCAGAAAGCAAAAAACCACCACGTCCAGCCCGGCGCTGGCGCAACCGGATGTGGGGGTGATCATGGCTAATTTACGCAAAGAGGCCCGCGGCCGGGATTGTCAGATCCGTATCCCGGGCGTTTGCAATTTCAACCCAGAAACGACCGTGCTGGCGCACTATCGCATGACCGGCACCAGCGGCACGGCAATCAAGCCAGACGATGCGCAGGGCGCCTGGGGCTGCAACGCATGCCACGATGCAGTCGACGGCAGAACGAAAACAGAATACACGCGCGATGACCTACGGCTGATGCACGCCGAGGGGGTATTCCGCACGCAAGCAATCTTGAGAGGTGAGGGGAAATTATGATGCTCGATATGTATGAGGTGTTGTCTCGTTGGGGCGTATGGGCACGGGAAAGCAGTGGTATCGACTACTCACCGATCGCCGCCGGTTTCAAAGGGCTGCTGCCGCCGGCAAGTTCGGGGAAAGAGTCCTGTAACGATGATGACGGGCTGCTAATAGATGGCTGCGTGGCCAGGCTGAAAAAGTATAAGCCCGAAGAGTACGATTTGGTGATTGCACACCATGTTTATGGCATTTCGCTACGCAAGATAGCCAAGCGGCGTAAGTGCTCCGATGGCACGGTGCGGAAGGAGATGCAGACTGCCGAGGGGTTTGTTGGCGGGTGCTTGGCTATGTTGGATATGAAAATTTTATAATCATACATAAAGAAGCCTGCTATATTGCAGGCTTTTTCTTTCATTTTGTTAACGCTATTATTTCTTGGCTGTTTAAAATCTCATAGCCTAATTGGCGGAGGCTCATAAAATGCACTTCACCTGGTTGAACGGCTGATAATAAGTAAACGCCATTTCTTAAATATACTTTTTTAAAATAAGCGCCATCCTGACTTAATTGATTGTAAATATGGTCAATTTTACTGTCAACATGTGCCCCACCATCTTGATTTGCTGCACTTAAGATTAGTTTTTTTCTCGTTATTTTTTTACTATCTAATACGATGACAGTTTGGTTCATCCACTCGCTAACAGTTAAAAACTTATGGCTATGAGGGAAATTCCCTAGGTTGGGCTGATGTGTGATTTCTCCATTCGAAAAAGTCGTAGAGACTAACCCCTGATACATTATTGCCCCTGGGTGATCTGTCCCATCGGAACTGAGTAGTTTTATATCTTCTGCTTGCATATGAGTTAGCAGGGATGTTGAATGTTTTGTTTGATGTAGTAATACTCTAATAACAACAGCGATTCTTATGGCCTCATCAGTATAACCCTTATCAAACGAATCACAAGAGCGTTTAATAAAAGATAATTGCCTCTTAAGATGGGACTTAAAATCTGCCATATACACACCTGTTTTGGGTTTTTATTAATTTATATCACAAAGAGGTAACGCGTACGCAAAAAGTGTTGTAACGTGATAAGAGTAGTTACGAGTTACGTAGCTTAGCATGTTTATAACCTTGCATCGCGCGGGGTTTACCTTGAAGGAAAAGGGCCGAGAATTCCCGGCCTAATCCGCGGTGTTGCTATGCTGTGTGTAGCTATTCTGCCACATCAAACAAAATGTTACACATGGAAAACATTATTGCAACATTTGTAAATGTAAGTTAGACGAATATGTGTCAACCATGCAAATTAATGTGTACGCAAACAGTATGTATGGGGGAGTAAAAGGTGGATGACACGAATGCTAGACAGCGCAACTCACAAGTAGCGCGCTCTGATGTTGCAGCATCGGTCATCCATACAGTCCGTTACGGTAGTGTGGTAATGATTGAGAGTGGTGATCCAACAAGAAGAGCAAACAGCAGAGCTGCACCTATTGCGACACTTATGACCAGTTCATTTTTCATGATGGGCTCCCCGGTGTTATTGCGAAACAGTTCCTACAAACTCTAACGTAGCTCTATACTTGTTAAATTCTGAACGTTCTGGAATTTTTTCCATTTCCCCAGCTATCTGTGATAACAGGTTTGCTGTGTTAATAGTCTTTCTTTGAGCAAGCAACATAACAACACAATGGCCAACAATGCTCTTAATGCTATCAAGCTGCTGTCTTTGTTCATCAGTAAGGTCATCCAGATTCATCATCTCTCCCAAAGCGTCTTATGATTAGTGGGCAATTAATTATCTGGCTAATTTTTTTCTTTGTGATTAATTAGCACTCCTGCTACAAGGTGGTGTTTTGTACATGAGTAGCAACGGGATCGTCTTCACTGAAGACACTTTTAACTTAGGATTATTCCGAGTTAAGGGCAAGGTGACCTGTGGGAGAAGGAATGGGTTTAAGAAAAATCGCAGCGTTTGATTGCACAATATGCAAAAAAATCCCCGCATTAAGCGGGGTAAATGATTGCATGAGAATCCGTTCTGTTTGACGTTCGAGGCTGTTAATGTCGTCAATTGACGACACTATAGGAATGGGTTAGGATGAACAAGTCAACCACACTAAAAAGAAAGAATATTCTGTTTTAGTGAAATACACGAGCTTTTCAATAAGATGAGTTTCTTTTTTTGGATGATAAAAGTGCGTTGGTGCGAGCGTTTCGGTGACTTGGGTTTTATCAGAAAGGCACATTCATTTTGATATTCGTTATCAGATCCCCCCAGGATTGAATGAGTGTGCCTCTCGATATAACTATGTACTTCTGCTTCAACATAACGGTAAACGCATTGAAAGAGTCGGTTTGAAAGTGCTTTTCCCGTTGTGGTGAATTGCAGTCCTTTGAGACAAGCCGAAGATCAGCACCGGCCACCACAACCCTTTTTCTTAGCCCTGGCATCTGCCGGGGCTTTTCTATTTCAGGGCTGCGCTAACGCGCGGCCTTTTTCGTTTCTATCACCCGTAGACCGGGACAAGCCCCGGCAAGGGGGAGGTATGAGGATGGATAAATACAGCTCCCAGCTTTCCTACTGGATAGCATCGATCTTGACGGCAGCCGGGGCCATGACATTACAGGATTGGGCCGTGCTGGTGGGGATTATTGTTGCAATCTTCACAGCCGGGGTGAACTGGTACTACAAGCGCAAGCTGGTCAACAAGCTGACTGCCGTCGGTTATGACAAAGAACGGGCGAAAGCTGCATACAGAGCAATGAGCGAGTAATAGCCATGACAGCACAACTCAGAAATAGAATTATCGCGGCCATTACTGGCGGTGGTGGTGCTGTCGTTATCGCTACTGCGATGCTCGGCGGTCATGATGGATTAGAGGGGCGGCGGTATGTAGCCTATCGCGACGTCGTCGGCGTTCTGACGGTCTGCGATGGGCATACCGGTGCCGATATTATTCCCGGCAAACGCTACAGCGATGCAGAATGTGATGCGCTCCTAAAAGCCGATCTGCAAAAAGTCGCCCACATTGTCGATCCCGCTATCAAGGTTAAAACCACGGAAACCCAGCGCGCCGCGATTTACTCGTTCTCCTACAACGTCGGCCCGAATGCGTTTATTCGTTCGACGATGCTGAGAAAGCTGAATGCAGGCGATCACGCCGGCGCGTGCGGTGAACTGAAACGCTGGAAGTACGCCGGCGGCAAAGTGTGGAAAGGGCTTGTCACCCGCCGCGAGGTGGAAAACACCGTTTGCATCTGGGGACTACGATGAACATCAGTTGGCGAACGATGGCGATAGGATTGCTGCTGGTGGCCGTGGTAGTGGCTGGCCGCGTAGCCAGTTACTACCGGGATAATTACCTGCAGGTGCAGCAGCAGGCCGAGCAGCAGAAAAAAATGCTGGCGCAGCAGGCCGAACTGCTCGCAACAATGCGCGCGGATGACGCCCGTAATCGTGCATTGATGGCAAAGCAGCAACAGAGAGAGCAGCAGCTGCGCCAACAAGGCCAAGATTATCAAAGGAAATATCGTGAATCGATTAAAAACGATGATTGCGCTAAGCGCGATGCTCCTGGCTCTGTCATTGGCCTCCTGCGCGGAACGGACACCTCCACCGCCACCGATCGTGCTGCTGCCCCCTGAGTCGGTGTTCAAACCCTGCGAACAGCCAATGCTACAGGGCGATGCTTGGGGAGACATAGGTGGCCACGCGCTGGCACTACAAACAGCATTATCAATCTGTGCTGGCCAGGTGGCTACGCTGGATAAATGGCGTAGTCGCTTAGATAGATAAAAAAGCCCCTCCGTAAGGTGCAAGTGATGCAATAGCACTTATGGAAAGAAATATTCAGTTTAGCTTTTCATATTCTTCCTCCAACAACTTATAAACTTTACTAAAACGCTGTTGAATGATCATGGGTTGTCCTTCTCTGGCCGCAAGAACACCAGAGAGAATTACGCATGTCTGTGTGAACAAAAAATTCCTTAACTCATTGTCTGACATTTTGTAGGCTCCAGAGTTTGCTGCTGTAAGTGCTAAGCGGTAAGGCTTATAAAGTAACCTAGGAAAAAATAAAACATCCATTACCTTTCTCCTGGTAAGAAATAATGCCCACACTTTGGGCAAATTACCGTTATGTTCTTGCTGAGCCTTTTCGAGCTTTGCTCAGTAACATAAGAACACTTTGGACATGTAACTTTTATAGATGAATCACTGAATATATTTAGGGCGTTAAAGATAGACATATTTTCACCAAGTATATGTTGGATTTTTTAGAATGAAATTACCAATAACTATCCTAATCAGGATGATGGTCGTCGGCGATTTTGTTTATCTCGCTTGGGAAGTAAATTAATACATAAAGGGCAGAGACTTAGCCAATGTGAGCTGAGTAAACTCTTGCTTTTTTTAGGTAAATGATTGCTGTACGGACAAATCATCACGGTTATGTGGTGAGTGAGAGTATTTGCCGATTTTAATCTGCTCATAAACATTGCCTTGGTCGTGCATGAGTGACCACTATACTCCCCTAAAAAAGCAATAGCTCATTATTGTTTGTTTTTTAATCATGCCCTTTGGCGTTATATTTTGTCCACTGGGAGGCCCATCACGGAGCGCCCACACGGACGCTGCGTAATGCGCAAAGCAAAGTCACCGAATCTGTCCTGCTTCCCCATTGCTGTAGTCGCTTGAGCAATAGAGGGAGGGCGCGACCACGGTTAGGGGACGGTGCAGTACAGGCTGACCTAGTGAGTAGTGATTATGGGGGGTAGGCAAAACGATAATGATTCTGGCTGCGGGTCCCTTTCGCGATTTTGAACACCGAGGGGGCGGCGACACGCGGGAAACGGCTAGTTTTTTGCATTTTATTGACATCATCATCATGTGCTCACGTAATTGTTTTCACTTGAAATTATTTTTTCAAGATGTCGAATCGTATAAAAAGTGTTCATCATCATGGGTAAAGAATTGGAGAACGTCAGGCTGAACCTGAATCAGCTGGCGGCAATTACGGGATCACATCGGCAAACCATCGCGGCACGCCTGAAAAACGTCGAACCTGCCCCCGGCAGTAATGCCAAGCTGAAGCTTTACACGCTGCCGGATGTGCTGGCTGAACTGGTGAAGTCTGCGCCGGTGGATGATGTTGACAAAATGCTACCGCCTGACAGAAAAGCCTGGTTCCAGTCGGAACGCGAGCGGCTCAAGTTTGAACAGGAAACCAATGAACTGATCCCTGCAGAAGACGTTGCCCGCGAATTTTCTGCGATGGCAAAGGCGATGGTTCAGGTGCTGGAAACATTACCGGATATTTTGGAGCGTGATTGCGCGCTGCCGCCGTCTGCCGTTTCTCGTGTGCAGTCTATTATCGATGACCTGCGCGATCAGATAGCGCTGAAGGTTATGAACGCTGATACAGAGATTGAGGAGGAAATGCCCGAGGAGGAGTAATGGTCGCACAGGCATCAGCCGCAGAAACCCGGCGGAATATGGCCGGTATTATTCAGGCTCCGCGCCGCATGCCGGTTGCCGAAGCTGTTGAAAAGTTTATGCGGGTGCCTATGGGAGCGGGCAACTCTGTTAAGTGGGACCCGAGCGTGGCGCCGTATGTGATTGAGCCGATGAACTGCCTGGCGTCACGTGAATACGACGCGGTGGTGTTTGTTGGCCCGGCGCGTACGGGTAAAACGATCGGCCTGATTGATGGCTGGATTGTTTACAACATCGTGTGCGATCCCTCCGATATGCTGGTCGTACAAATTTCGGAAGAGAAAGCGCGGGAACATTCCAAAAAGCGCCTGGCGCGCACGTTCCGCGTGAGTCCAGACGTGGCAGAGCGTTTCAGCCCCCGGCGCAATGATAACAACGTTCACGATCGGACCTTTCTGGCGGGGAACTATCTGAAGATTGGCTGGCCATCGGTCAATATCATGTCCTCGTCGGACTACAAATGCACCGCGCTGACAGATTATGACCGGATGCAGGAAGATATCGACGGCGAGGGCGACGGGTTCACGCTGGCGTCAAAACGTACCACAACGTTTATGAGTGCCGGCATGACGCTGGTAGAGAGTTCACCAGGTCGAGATATTCTGGATTCAAAATGGCGGCGCCGCTCAGAGCATGAGGCCCCGCCAACCACCGGCATCCTTTCCTTGTTCAACCGTGGCGATCGCCGCAAATGGTATTGGCAGTGTCCGCACTGCGGCGAATATTTCCAGCCGATCATGGAAGTGATGACCGGATACCGGGAAATTCCCGATCCGGTCAAGGCCAGCGAGTCTGCGCATATGTGTTGCCCTCACTGCAGCGGCACGATAACGGCAGATATGAAACGAACCTTGAACCAGTCTGGTGTGTGGTTGCGTGAAGGGGAGTCGATCGACGCCGAAGGCAACCGGACAGGCGAGCCGCGCCGTTCCCGTATTGCGTCATTCTGGATGGAGGGGCCGGCGGCGGCATATCAGACCTGGTCACAGCTCGTCTACAAGCTGCTGACCGCTGAGCAGGATTACGAAACAACGGGATCGGAGGAAACGCTCAAGGCGGTTATCAATACCGACTGGGGCCGGCCGTATTTGCCGCGTTCTGCCTCTGAACAGCGCCGCAGTGACGAGCTGCTGGCGCGCGTGGAGGATTACGGTAAACGCCTGGTACCGCCAAAGGTCAGATTCCTGATCGCGGCGGTGGATGTGCAGGGCGGCAAGAATCGCCGCTTTGTGGTCCAGATTGTCGGCTATGGCGAAAACGGCGAGCGGTGGCTGGTGGACCGGTACAACATCAAGCAGTCGATGCGGTGTGATCCCGATACGGGTGAAGCGTTGCCGATCCATCCGGGGGCATACCCGGAGGACTGGAACTTGCTGATCACTGACGTGCTCGATAAAACGTACCGGCTGCAAAGCAATCAGGACAAGCGTATGCCAATCCTCGCCATGGCCGTAGACAGCGGCGGCGAAGATGGCGTGACCGACAACGCGTATAAATTCTGGCGTCAGTGCCGCCGCGATGGCGTGCATAAGCGGGTGTATCTCATCAAAGGGGACAGCACCCGGCGTCAGAAAACCATTACAAAAATCCACCCGGACAACACAGACCGAAGCGACCGCCGCGCAGCTGCGCGCGGTGACGTTCCTGTCTACCTGTTGCAGACCGACACGCTGAAAGACCAGCTCAGTAACGCGCTGATTCGTGAAGCGCCAGGCGCCGGGTATATTCACTTCCCGAATTGGTTGGGGGAATGGTTTTTTGACGAACTGACCTACGAAGAGCGTGGATCAGATGGCAAGTGGCGTAAGCCAGGGAAGGGCAATAACGAAGCCTTTGACCTGTTTTGCTATGTGCATGCCGTCGTGATGTTACGCCGTTACGAGCGTATCAAGTGGGATGAGCCGCCAGCCTGGGCTGAATCACAAGATACGAACCCCAATATTTTCAACGAGAACTCATCAAGGGAGGTCGTGTTGACGAAGAAGAAAACCAAGGCGGAACCGAAACAGGCTGCGCCTCAGCATACTCCTAGCGGATGGATGAACGGTGGCGGTACGGGGGGAGGAGGCTGGTTATGACGAAACAGGAAATCCGGGACATGGTGGTGCGTGTCAGGGGGTTCTACATGGACTCGCTCGACGGTAAATCCGTGTCTTTTACCGGCGTCAACGGCCGCAACATCACAAACCACGATCCGGCGGCGATGCGTGAAGAGCTGGAATATTGGGAAAGCCGGCTGCGCAAGGCGTCCTGTCGTGGCGGTGGGTATAAGCTCGCTAACTTCGTGTAGGTAACCCATGGGATTTATAGAAAAGACACTCGGCGTTGTGGCGCCAGGGTGGGCCTTGTCACGCGCCAAAAATCGTTATCAGCTGCGGGCGTATGAAGCGGCAAACGTGTCACGGCTTCAAAAAGCCAAGCGCGAGGGGCGTTCTGCTGATTCGGCAGTATTCGCGGCCGGTGTGTCGTTGCGTGAGCAGGCGCGCTGGCTGGACGAAAACCACGATATTGTGATCGGCATCCTCGACAAACTGGAGGAACGAGTCGTCGGGGCGCAGGGTATTCAGGTCGAGCCGCAGCCGTTGCGGAAGGATGGCAAGCTGCATGAGGAATGTGCGGAACTGCTGGCTAAGCACTGGTCTGAATGGTCCGTCCGGCCAGAAGTCACCGGCATGTTTACGCGCGCCGAGGTTGAACGGCTGATCCTGCGTTCAGCACTGCGTGACGGCGAAGTGTTCTCGCAACTGGTGCGAGGGCCGGTATCAGGGCTGAAGCATGCCACAAGCATCCAGCTGTCGCTGGAATGCCTGGAGGCGGACTTTGTGCCGATGAACCTGGGAAGTCTTGGCAGCGGGAATGTTCAGCAGGGCATTGAGGTTAATGCCTGGGGGCGGCCGTTGGCTTACAACGTGTATAAGGCACATCCAGCCAGCACGCTGCGTATGTCTACGGCGACCAAGCGGGTGCCGGCCGAAAACATGTTACACCTGGCAATGCGCAAGCGGCTGCACCAGCTGCGCGGGATCAGTCTGCTACACGGTGTGATTACCCGCCTGGCAGATATCAAGGATTACGAAGAGTCGGAACGTGTTGCGGCGCGTATCGCTGCGGCGCTGAGCTTCTATATCAAGCGTGGCGATAGTGCGGCAAGCGAAGATGGGGAGTTTTCGGAGCCAGGCACTGCGCGTAACTTTGACATTGCGCCGGGCATGATCTTTGACGAACTGCGCCCCGGTGAGGATCTGGGGATGGTTGAGTCAAACCGGCCCAATGTGCACCTGTCTGAATACCGTAACGGCCAGCTCCGCGCCGTTGCCGGCGGTACGCGCAGCGGTTATTCCAGTATTTCCCGTGACTATAACGGCAGTTATTCCAGCCAGCGCCAGGAGCTGGTGGAAGGGTTCGAGGGCTACAACGTCCTGCAGAACTGGTTTGTCGGTCAATACAGCCGCCCGGTTTACCGTGCCTGGGTAGATATGTTGCGTCTGTCGAAAATCCGCCTTCCCGATGATGTGGATATGTCCTCGCTGTACAACGCGCTCTATCTGGGGCCGGTAATGCCGTGGATTGATCCGGTGAAAGAGGCTGAATCGTGGAAAACCATCGTGCGCGGTGGGGCTGGCACCGAGGCCGAATGGGTACGCGCGCGCGGCAAGTCACCGCAGGAGATTAAACGCCAGCGTGTACGTGAAGTTGAATTTAACCGCGATCACGGTCTGGTGCTGGACTCTGACGCAGCCAACGACTCAGGAGCGAAAGCGAATGAAACAAAAAAATCCGGGGTGGATGACCCCGAAAGCAAGTCTTAGCGGTATCGACGCGGTGAATACCGAAACCTGGTATGAAATCCGTGCCGCGCTGGGCCGTCCGGGGCAGGTAGAAATCTATCTCTATGAAGAGATCGGCCGCTGGGGTATTTCGGCGCAATCCTTTATCAACGACTGCCGCGACGCCGGCGTGTTCGAGGCCACAAACGTTGAGCTGCACATCCACAGCCCCGGCGGGGATGTGATGCACGGGTTCGCCATTTACAACACGCTGCAGCGGCTGACCGGGCAGGTCGATATCTATATCGACGGCCTGGCGGCGAGTATGGCTTCGGTTATCGCCTGCCTGCCGAATGCCACGGTACATATGCCCTCCAATGCCTGGATCATGATCCACAAGCCGTGGGGCGGTATGGCCGGGGATTCTGATGAAATGCGCGATTATGCCAATTTCCTCGATCGTAACGAGGAGATGATGCTGGCGGCGTATATGTCGAAAACCGGTCTGTCGCGGGAGGAAATCGCGGCGTTACTGAAGGCCGAAACCTGGATGGATGGTGCGGAGGCGGTTGCTAAAGGCTTCGCTGATGTGCTGGAAGAACCACTCGATGCAGCCGCATCGCTCAATCAAAACAAACTGAAGGATTATCACAATATGCCACAAGCAGCTAATCACCTCTTCGGCGCACGTGCGCAGACCTCGGCACCTAACGCGCAAAATCCACAGAACCCGGCTCCGGTCTCTCAGCCGGCGCCTGCTCCATCCACGCCGGTCGCACAGGCTCCACAAATCGATGTGGCGGCGCTGGCGGCGCAGCTGCAGCAGACGTTTCAGGCCAACAACACCGCACGCATCACGGATGTGAATGCCGTCTTTGAAGGTTTTCCTCAGTTGGCCGCGCTGCGCACCGAGTGCATCAACGACATGAGCTGCGATGCGAACATGGCGAAAGATCGCCTGCTGGCTAAGCTGGCGGAAGGCACCACGCCGAGCATTGGCGCCAGTGCCGCGCATATCCATGCCGGCAACGGTAACCTGGTCGGTGATTCGGTCCGTGCCTCGGTAATGAGCCGTGCCGGTCATGCGCAGGCGGAAAAAGACAACCCTTACCAGGGGATGACGCTGCGTGAACTGGCGCGCGCCTCGCTGGTTGATCGCGGCATTGGCGTAGCCGGCATGTCTGGTCAGGGTGTGGTCGGTCTGGCATTTACCCATTCAAGCTCCGACTTTGGCAACATCCTGATGGATGTGGCCCATAAATCTACGCTGTTAGGGTGGGAGGAGGCGAATGAAACCTTTGACCGCTGGACGCGTAAAGGCACGCTGACCGACTTTAAAACCGCGCACCGCGTTGGCCTGGGCGCGCTGGACAAGTTGCGTGAAGTGAAGCCGGGTGCGGAATACAAATACATTACGGTCGGTGACAAGGGGGAGCCTATCGCCCTGGCAACCTATGGCGAACTGTTCAGCATTGACCGCCAGACCATCATTAACGATGACATGGACATGCTGACGCGTATTCCTGCGATGATGGGCGGCGCTGCGCGTTATACCGTCGGCGAACTGGTCTGGGCGGTGCTGACCAGCAACCAGAAAATGAGCGACGGGAAAGCCCTGTTCAGTGCGGATCACAATAACCTGGTGAACCAGCCTCTCACTATTGACGGACTGGATAAGGCCCGCCAGGCGATGCTGCTGCAGACCAACGGCAAGCGTAAGCTTAACATTCGTCCGGCTTATATGCTGACGCCGGTGGCGCTGGAGTCGAAAGCCAATCAGCTGATCCGCTCTGCCAGCGTACCGGGCGCAGATGCCAACAGCGGCATCAACAACCCGATCCAGAACTTTGTGGAAGTTATCTCCGAAGCGCGTCTGGATGATAACAGCGCGGAAGCATGGTATCTGACGGCAGCACAGGGCAAGGACACGATCGAAGTGGCGTATCTGGATGGCATTGATACGCCATATCTGGAACAGCAGCAGGGCTTCACCATTGACGGTGCGGCATTCAAGGTACGCATTGACGCCGGCGTCGCGCCGATGGATTGGCGCGGTCTGGTGAAGTCTACCGGCAAAGCCTGATAAACCGCCCGATAACGGCGGTTTTTTTATGTCCGTGGGTGGCGTCGCCACCCATTTTACTTTCTGGAGAAAATCATTATGGCAAAGAATTTACAGCAGGATGGCACCACGCTGGATTACGAGAACACGTCGGCAAAACTGATTGAGTCCGGTCAGCCGGTAGCCGTCGGTGGCATTGTCGGTGTTGCACATGCCGATATCCCAGCAGGGGCGTGGGGCGTGCTGCATACCGTCGGAGTGTTTGTACTGCCCAAGGTGGCGGATGACACCTGGGCGGTGGGTGACAAGGTTTATCTCAACACCTCCGGTGCGCTGACGGCGAAAGCTACTGATGGCGCTACAACTGCGCTTCCTTTTGCTGGTTCGGCATGGAGCGCCGGCGAGGCCGGACAGGAAGATGCCCCGGTGCGGCTGGGTTTCTAAATGAACCGGTTCACGGAACGGATGCAGCGTGCTGATCGTCGTGTGGACCGCTATTTCGCCGAAGACCCCTCGGTGGTTTTAGTCATTGAGGGGCAAGCCCGTCCGGTCGTCGCAATTTTTGAAAGCCCGGATGATATGGCCCTGGTGCAGGGCGGCGGTGAAATTCAGGATCATGCGCCAGCTATCAGCGTGTATACGGCTGACATTGTTGGGCTTGAAAAGAAATGCCAGGCGTTGATCGGCGGGGCCAGCTATTGGGTGACGCATATCGGTGCTGATGAAGCGGGCAGAACGCGCGTGAAGCTTGCCAGAGGCGTCCCTGGGAAAGAGGTGGACCCCATTAACAAATGGAGTAAGTAACGATGGCCAGGACTACGCGGTTACGCCGTGATCTCCCGATCGATATCGACACCATGGTTCTGCGTGACATTGCCCTGGCCGTCGGGGCAACGCACAAGCAGTACATGACCGCGTATTCCCGCGCATTGAAGCGAACCGCCGCCACCATGCGCAAACGGGCCATGGCGGATATCAAGGATGGGCTGGCGCCGCGCAGTATGGCGATGGTGAGAAAGCGCCTGCTTTCCTTTCGTGTTTCTCGCGGCTCGCTGCTTGATGAAGGGCGCTTGTGGTTCGGTCTGAATGCAATCAAGGTCAAGGACCTGAAGGGGCGTATTAACGGCCGTATGCGTCCGCATCATACCCGCCGTGACCCGAAAACCGGGCGCTATGCTCCGTCGCGCCGGCGGGCAAACTCTGTGGGTTTTGAACCGCGCGGCAACCTGTTGTCAGCCAGAACGTTTGAGAATGGCGAGGTCGGACGGAGCAAACGAGAAGGACGCCGGACGGTGCTGATCCGCGACCCGGCGACGCGGCGTACCCGCGAAGCCGAAGTCGATATTTATGCGCCGATGCTGGATTACATCGAAGACAACGCGCTTGCGGATGTTGTTGAAATATTCCTGCATCACTTTGAAACCGATATCCGGGGCAGGGTAAAGGCGCGGGTTAATGTGAACAGCTGGAGGAAGTAAGTGGCCAAGCCTATTTTAATGCCGACCTATCACGACGCGGTCATTGAGGCGCTGCGGTCGTTGTCGTGGGTAAACAATGCCGACGACTACCCGGAACAGGCAACGCAGATCACCACGCCGGCCGTGTTCTTTTCGATCATGGGCTGGGAACAGTCGCCGAGCAGTGACGGGCAGCTCAATGTTGAGTTTGAATGTGATTTGTTTGTGGTGATCGACAAGGCCAGCAACACCATCGATAAACCCCAAATTTACGCCCGCTCGGCGGCGGCGGATATCAGCCAGTGGATCAACGGACAAACCTTCGGGCTTGAAGGGCTGCAGCCAGCTGCGTTTATCAGCGCGGGGCCGGACAGCTTCGATCCTGCAATGGATGATTATATCGTCTGGCGCATCACGTATAGCCAGTCTGCAGCCATGGGGGAAGACCCGTTCGAATCTGTTGCCGGTCCGCTGCGTGAGGTCTGGCTGGGTGCGGCGCCGGAAATTGGTGCTGCGCACATTAATGATTACCGGCTTATCTACAAGCGCAAGGAGGAATGATGTCACAGGATATGGGGGACCTTGCCCGGCGCGTGGCCAACATGATCCGCCGTGGCGTCGTTCAGGCAGTTAAGCACGGCCCGCAGCCGCAATGCCGGGTAGAGATAGGCGACATTACCACGACCTGGTTGCCGGTCTGCCAGCCGTCATCCAGCGCCAACAGGGCTGACTCTAACCCGATTGCCGTAGGGGATGCCGTTACCGTCATCAGCGAAGCCGGCGACCTGAATAACGGCCGGGTGTTCCCCGGCTGGAACACGGGGAAAATGCCGGTCCCGGACGGGAGCGAGAGCGAGCATGTCACCCGATACAGTGACGGCACGGAAATCCGTTATGACCGCGATGCCCATGCCCTGAAAATCATTATTGCCGAGGGCGGCACGTATGAGATTGAGGGTAAGGGGACGCTTCGCGGCCCGGTGGAGATCACCGACACTCTGACGGTTCAGGGTATAACGCAGATCAATGCCAACACCGGCATTAACGGGGACTTGTCCGTCAGCGGCCAGATATCGGATGGCAAGAGCACGCTGGATCGGGTGAGGGAGGTTTATAACAACCACGCTCACCCAGGAGACAGCGGCGGCACGACAGGCGAGCCAAACAGCAAGATGTGACCCGCGATTGTGCGGGTTTTTTATTATGGGGGTAATCATGCACGGTGTTAATGCCGGCAACGGCAAGCGGCTCTCCGGCACTGAGCATTTACGGCAATCCGTCATTGACATACTCACCACGCCGATCGGCTCGCGTGTGCTGCGCCGTGACTACGGGAGCGAGCTGGTTGATCTGGTCGATAACCCGCAGGACGAAAGCAACCGCGTCCGTATTATTGCGGCGACGGCCGGCGCCCTGGCTCGCTGGGAGCCACGCATTCGTGTGTCATCGGTACAGGTGGCGTTTGTTACCCACGGTCATTTTGACCTCACCATCGTTGGCACGGACATAGAGAGCAGCCAGCCGATCACGTTGACGGAGATAAGCATTAATGGCGACGAATTCAGCAACAATTAACCTTTCCGAGCTGCCGGTGCCGGATGCGGTGAAAGTCCCGGACGCCGGCCTGATTTTTGAAGGGTGGTTAAACCGTCTGCGCGGGCTGGACCCGGTCTATGATGCGCTGCTGCCTTCCGATCCGGTGTACAAACAGGGTGAAGTTCTGGCCTATCACTCCACGCTGTTACGCGTGGCGATGAATGACTCCATCCGCGCCGTGCTGTTGGCCAGCGCAAAAGGCGCTGACCTTGACCAGATTGGCGCAAACTTTGACGTGGCGCGGTTGCTGATAAATCCGGGCGATCCGAATGCAGTGCCGCCGGTTGAGCCGGTTTATGAAGATGATGACGCGTTTCGCACGCGCATCCAGTTGGCCTGGTCACGACTCAGCACCGCCGGCGCCGAGAACGCCTATACCTTCTTTGCCGCTTCTGCAGACCCCTCTATTCTGGATGTTCGCGCTTATGGGCCGCTGGATCATGGCCGGCGCGGCGAGGTAGATATTTACGTGCTTTCCCGTGATAACGACGGTATCCCCACGGCGGAGGTGTTGGAAAAGGTCAATCAGGCCGTTAATGCGAAGGACGTCCGGCCCATGACCGACTTTGTCACCGTGAAGCCGGCGGCAATGGTGAAGTTCGTGGTAACGGCAGATATCTACATCCCCTCCGGCCCGGATATCGACACGGTGATGAGTGCATCACGGCGGGCGCTGGAAACCTACCTCGAACAGACACACCGGATCGGCAGCCGCGTATCACGTTCGGGGATTGACCGGGCGCTGCATCAGCCGGGTGTGGTCACGGTTAAGCTGGCCTCGCCGGTCGATGATCTGCTGATGGATATCGGTCAGGCGCCGCTTTGCACGGAAATCACGCTGAAAAAGGTGATCGTCAATGTCGATGCATAAAACGTTATTGCCGCCTAATGCGCTGCCCGCCGAGCGGGCGCTGGAAGAGGCAACCACGACAGAGGTGCTGTCGATCCCCGACCTCATCCGCGCCGTAAAGAACCCCGACACGTGCCCGGCGGAGCTGCTCCCATGGCTGGCATGGGAATACAGCGTAGATACCTGGTTGCCTGAGTGGAGCGAGGAACAAAAGCGCGCAGCCATACGGAGCGCTACCTATATTCACCGACACCGGGGGACGCGTGGTGCGATAGAGACGGCGCTGGAAGGTCTGCCCTTCACCTACCAGTTAACCGAGTGGTTTGAACAGACGCCGCGCGGGGAGCCGTACACGTTTTCGCTGGTGGTTGAGCAAGCCGGGAAACCGGTGAACGAGCAGCATATTCAGGATTTTAAGAACGCGGTGATGCGCAGTAAAAACCTGCGTTCGTGGTTCGACATGTCCTTTCAAAATGCCACACAAGGCACCGCATACTCGGCCTCCTACATGGTGACGTCCGAGATAACCAGTTACGGGAGTTAACTTAATGAGTGGTCTTATTCTGACGACTGCCGGCGCGGCGGCGATCGAGGCCGCTTACCAGGCGGGAACCGTCATAAAAATTACGCTGGCGGCGTTTGGTGACGGTGGCGGTAAACCAATAACCCCGAATCCCGGCGCGACGGCATTGGTGAACAAGTTCGGCGATGCGCCCTTTACCGGCGGGGCATCAACGGAAGGAATGATTAGCGGTCAGACCGTTATCGAAGCGAGGAAGTATCCCGGCAAAGTTCTGCGAGAAGTAGGGCTGGTCAGTGCCGACGGTGTGCTGGTGGCGTACGGTGATTACCCGGACACGGTATTGCCGGCGGACGGTGCGCCGGTGATGAAAGAGATCATCATTAACTTCGTGATGACACTGACGCATGCTGAGAGCGTGGTGATTGAGGTCGATCCCAATGTCTCCGCGTTAACCATTTCAGAGGCAGATAAGCGATATGTGAAACAATCCGGTGACGTTATGTCCGGAAAATTACATGTCCAAAATAATATTGCTGTCGATGGCGAAGTGAGTATCGGTGGAGCACTTGGCGCAAACACGCTATCCATTGCCAAAACGGCACAAATTGGATCGTTGACGGTCAATGATGACGTTTATGTCGGTTCAGCCCCGTTGATGCCTGTAGGGGCGCCAATCTCCTGGCCGTTAAGCTCACCTCCCCCCGGTTATGCATTCATGTTAGGCCAGGGATTTGATAAGGCCATTTACCCGCGCCTTGCGCAAGCCTATCCGTCCGGCGTGTTGCCGGATATGCGCGGTAATACGATTAAGGGCAAACCGGACGGTCGCGAGCTGCTGACCTTTGAGGCCGACGGCAACAAATATCACGGGCATGGACTGGAGATTGATGGCACTGACCTGGGCACCAGGCAGACTACGCCGGGCGGCGCTTATCAGCTGAAATTACGCTCATACCGCTCTAACACCTCTCTGGACGGCGGAGAAAGTTCACGCCACAGCATTGACCAGGAAAGAGGTTTCGCTGACTTTGGCTTGATTGAACCTCTGCCGTCTCATACGCACGATGTCCCGATAGGTTGGCACAGCCACGGCGGTCGCATAAACCCGGACGGCAACCCGGAAACCACCGTCAAAAACATTGCATTTAACTATATCGTGAGGCTTGCATAATGAGCACAGACTTTGAGTTTTCTGCCCAGCCGCGCTGGTTGTGGATTTACAATTTCGATGAAAATAACGTTTTTACTGGCACCCTGAATTTTTATGTCGCGCCACACACCGGATTACCAGCCAACTGCACGACAACGAAGTGCGCTCCGAAAACCGGCCAGGCTGGCGTCTGGAATGATGGGCAATGGCAGTATGTTAATGATTACCGAGGCTCACCGTACTGGGATGCTCAGGCGAATAAACACATCATGTTTGAGGTCGGCCCTTTGCCTGACGGTTGTACGTTTACGCCGCCGAACACACCGTATGACACGTGGGACGGTGAGAAATGGGTAACGGACGAAGCCAAGGCGCAGAGCGAGCAGCTTCAAATTGCAAAGAATGAACTGGCGCAACGTAGCGCTGAAGCCGCTGAAGCCATTGCACCGCTGCAGGACGCGGTAGAGTTCGGCGACGCGACAGACGCTGAGCAGGAATCACTGACAGAGTGGAAAAAATACCGGTTGGCGCTAAGCCGCATCGATGTTAATCAGGCGCCGGATATCTCCTGGCCAACCCGACCAACCCCAATTAAACAATGACCCGCCATCGAGCGGGTTTTTTTATGCCTGGAGGATACTATGGCCGAATTGCACGGCGTAGAAACAATTGAACTGACAAGTGGGACGGTTGCCGTTACCACGATCCAGACTGCGGTTATCGGCCTGGTGGGTACAGCCCCGGACGCATCGCCGGGAACCAAGGCGCAGGCCGTCACCGGGACTGCGCTGCTGGATAATGAGCTGACGTTTACGGCCTCGCAGCCGGGGCGGGCGGGTAACCAGCTCCGCGTGACCGCTGTTGTAGCGCCGGCCGGCGGAAAAACCAGTGCTACCTATGCGCGAGGCGTGCTGGAAATTCTGCTGGCCAGCGATGCTGACGGCAAACTCACCGCCACCGCGCAAGAGGTGTCCGACGCGGTTCTGGCACTGACTGACAGCCTGGTCACCGTATTGCCAGGCGCCGACACCGGGAAGGTCAGCCCGTTTAGCGTGGTGCTGTCCGGCGGGCAGGATGAACCCTTTCCACTCAACACACCGGTAGCCGTTGTTGGTGGTACGCAGATGCGGGCGCTGGGCAGTGCAGGAACTATCCCGCCGGCCGTGCAGGAGATTGCCGACCAGACCAACGCGCTGATCGTCATTGTGCGCGTTGAAGATAATGAACAGCCGGTCACCGTCTCCACCGAAGAAAAAGAGCCGATCACCGCCGAGGATGAACAGCGCCTGCTGTCTGATCAGATTTTCAATATCGATATCCGCGCGAATATCCTGGCGGGGATCAACGCCTGGTCATCCAGTGAATCGGTCAACGGTTATCGCCCTCGCATCTTGATTGCGCCGGGGTTCAGTGAAGATGACGGTATCGGCAAAGGGCTGGAAACGGCAGCCGAAAAACTCCGCGCCGTGGCTTATTTGGACTGCGCCTCGATGGCAACGTTGCCGGAAGTAGTGCAGCGCCGGCAGATGTACGGTGGTCGCGTCGAACTGCTGCGGCCTCGGGTGCAAAAAGTGAATGCCAGCGGCGAGCTGGAGTTCCGGCCGTATTCCGCCTTTGCGGCTGGCCTGCGGGCGCGCATCGATCTGGAGAAAGGCTGGTGGTGGAGCAAGTCCAATCAGGACATCAACAGCATTCTCGGCCTTGAGCAGGTTGACGAGTTTATTCTCGGCGATCCGAACTGTGAAGCAAACCTGCTGAACATGCAGAACGTCAGCACCATCATCCGCCGCACGGGGTACAAGCATTGGGGCAACCGCCTGTGCATCGATCACCCCCAGTGGCGTTTCGAGTCGGTCCGCCGCACTGCAGACGTTATCGAAGACAGTATCCAGAACACGGTCATGATTTATAACGACCGACCGCTTGATAAAGAGACGGCTGATGACATTCTCGGCACAGTGAACGCATACCTGCGCCAGCTTGTTGGCCTGGGTGCCATCTTTGGCGGTACTGCGTGGCTGGACGAAGAACTGAACACGGCGGAATCCCTGGCCGCTGGTGTGCTGTATATCAACTATGACTTCGGGCCGAAGTCGCCGACAGAGCGCATCACCATGCGTGTGCGCATCAATAATGATTACGCCGTTGAGGAGATGACCGCACAATGAGCGAAAAAAATACGTTACGGGCATGGACCATTTTTGCCGGCGGCTTCCGTGTTACCGGCGCGCATGAGTTTACGCCGCCGGAGCTGTCCATTGTCACCACCCAGCTGCGCACCGGTGCCCAGGATGCACCGACCCCGCTGGATGATGGCATGGAGGCGCTGACGTGCTCTATCAAGTTCTGGGGCATTGATACCGACGTGTTGAGCCGATTTGGCTTTATCTCCGGTAGCCGCCCGCGCTTTATGGCGTATCAGGGCTATCTGAGTAACGGCCGGGCAGTCGGCACGATCGAAGAGATTGAAGGGTTCGTCTCAAAGGTCACGCCGGATGCGCGGGGCAATGAAAACATGGGGGAAACGGCGATCACGGTTGAGATTGCGATGAGCTATTACAAGCAGACGCGCGACGGTATGGAGCTGTTTGAAATCGACACCGAGCGTTTTATCCGCCGTGTGAACGGCGTGGATCAGCTGGGCGGCCTGCGCAGCAAAATCCGCATCTAATCCCCACTCAACAACCATTAAGCGGCCTTTGTGCCGCTTTTTTATTGGAGCAATACCATGAATTACCCAGGCAGCAACGTAGAAATCAAACTGTACTCCCCGCTGACGCTGGCCGATGGCAGCAAGCTTGAGAAAGTCACGATGCGCGAACCGCTGGTGCGTGACCGCATCGAGTATGTCAAACGCCCGGGGAGCGATGCAGAAAAGGAAATCGGCATGCTGGCCGATCTGTGCGGCATGAATGTTGAGGACGTCTATCAACTGACTGCAGCTGACTATTACCAGCTTGAGGCGGCCTGGAACAATTTTTTGCTGCCTCCTGGGGAGCGTCTGAAGGCGACATCCGACAAGCCTTGAGGCTGGTTGGCCGCACCCTGAATTACAGCATGGGGGACTGGCTATCCATGCCGTTTTCCGCCTTTTACGACTTTGTTAAAGACGAATATGAGCGGGTGAGTAAATGAGCAGCATAAGCCAAAAATTGAAAGCCGTCATAACGTTTGGCGGCAACATCGACGGAAGCTGGGGGCGTTCCACTGACGGACTCAACAAAGGGCTGAAAACCGTCGAGAAACAGTCGGCGCAGCTCGCCAAGCAACAAAAGGCGTTGGCGGACCGGATGAAGCAAACCAAGCTGGCGGGCAAGGATGTCAGCGGCCTGAAGCGCGATTACGACACTGTGACGCGCTCTATCAAACGGACGGAGCAGGAGCAGGAATCGCTGAACCGCAGCCTGCAGCGCGCTGAACGCTTTCGCCGCGCGGGCGCTGTGGGGCGTGGCTTTATTGGCCGGGCAGGCCGGACGCTTGGTGCTGGGTTGGGGGTTGCTGCCGCTGGCGGGTTAATCGGGGCGGGGATCGGTGCGGTCATGTCTCCTGTTCGTTCCAATGCGGAAACCGCCGAGTCATACGGCATTGCCCGAAGCTACGGTGTGAACATCGATACGTTCAATGCCTGGCAGAGCCTCGGTAAGCAGATGGGGCTGAACGGGGAGAACTTCGGAGACCTGTTTGAAGAGTACCGCAATAAGGTCTCGGATTTTAAGAAGGACCCGACGAAAGGCGCTATCGCAGAGAACTTCCCGCTGCTGGGGTTCAAGGCCGGCGATATGTACGGCAAAAGCAATGAAGACCAGGTGTCGAGCATTTTTGAACGCCTGCTGAAGCTGGATAACGAACAGCTGGCGGCCGGTTACGCGGACTCCATCTTCGGTGGTGAAGCCAACAAAATACTGACCTACATGCGCCTGACCGGCAAAAGTTATCGCGACTTGATGAACGAACAGAAGCGATACAACCTGGTGACCCGTGACGGCGCGGAAGGGGCGATGCGCAGCAACATTGCGTTCAGCAACTTGCGAACGGTCTGGAGCAGCGCTGTGGACCAGATCGCCGGCAAGCTGGGCGGCGACCTGGCTCCGATGGTCACCAAGCTGGCCGATGAGCTGTCCGACTGGTTCAAAAACGGCGGTATTGAGGTGATTGCGTCAACGATCCGCAATTCCTGGATACCTGCGCTGATTGAGTTCGGCAATGGGTTGCTCACCTTCAGCAAGGTGGCCGTAAACATTGCGAGGTGGCTGGGGCAGTTTGTGCCGGACGAGGCCGACAATAAGAAAAAGGTGTTGCGTTCGCTGGCTTATAACGGCTCCACGGAAATAGCCAGGCAGACGGCCGACCGTTATGGGTTAGGGGAGTGGTTTGATCAGCAGGTTGCTGCTAACCCGAACCTGGCTAAACAAGCCGTAGCTGCGAATACAGAAAGCACGAGTTTCTTCGGCATGTTTAAGGACGGTAAGGATTTCGATAAGCGTATTGATGCCTTGTATGAAAACACCGTTGGGAATGAGTCAGGTGATCCGGTCATCAATAAGTTCTCAGAAATGATGGCGAATGTTGGTCTCACTGATAAGAAAACTCCTCCTAATGTCACCGATAACCGCCGGAACAATATTTATATGACCGTCAATGGTGCGCCGGGGCAGGACGCCAAGAGCATCGCCGATAACGCGGTAACGCAGATCGGCAAGCTGGACGTATTCAACGGGAACAATGCGATGTATGACGCGCCTGGAGGCTGGAGCGGATGAGCGATATAGACATCATCGGAACGATAACCGGCGCGTACAGCTACAACGCGCCGAACGGGCGCCCGGCAGAAAATGCCAAGATCATGATGATGCTGGGCGACTTTGAATTCTCCATCGACACGGCAGCCTATAACCAGCTGACGCGGGAGGCGCGCTGGCGCTGGCAGGAGCAGGAGCGGATCGGCAAGCAGGACCTGCTGCAGTACACGGGCAAGGAAGCCCGCAACGTCAAATTGGACGGTGAAGCCCACGCCTTTTTTCGCAACGGGGTAACGTCCATCGATGCACTGTACGATCTCGCCGACAAGGCCCAGCCCCAGCAGCTGGTCAGTGGCGCCGGGGATGTGCTGGGCTGGTGGGTGATTACGGACTTTACCGATACCACGCCGGCATTCCTGCCTGGCGGTTCTCCGCGAAAGAAAACCTACTCGATCACGATAAAACATTATGCCGACGACATACATAACCCATGAAGGCGATGTGCTGGATGCCATCTGCGCCAGACATTACGGTCTGGTAAATCTCCCTCAGACGCTGACGGAAGTGCTGGATGCCAACAGGGAGCTGGCAGCGCTGGGGGCAATATACCCTTCCGGCCTGATCATTACGCTGCCTGATATCGAAACGCAGGTTGCAGAGTCAACGGTTCAATTGTGGGACTGAAATGGAAAACGTGCAGAGAGAAGAATATCGCCCGGAGTTCAGCCTCACGGCGGAAGGGCGGGATATTACCGCCGTGATGCGTGAGAACCTGGTGGAAATCAGGCTGACGGATAACGGCGGCGCCACGGCAAAGGCCGACGAACTGCAGATCACCATCTTGTCGGAAACCATGGCGCTCCCTAACAAGGGCGCTCGCCTGCGGCTGGGGCTGGGATTTAACGGGGTATTGCAGGATAAAGGATGGTTTGTTGTCAGCGGTATTTCCAGCAGTGGCCCGCCGCGCAAAATCGTTATTTATGCCACGGCGGCACCGATGAACGCCCAGCGCCAGCACGGTGACGTGCTGAACCAGAAAAGTCGCAGCTGGGACGACGTGAACCTGGGCGACATTGTGAAAACTGTCGCCAGTGACAACGGGTTGATCCCAAAAGTGGCCGGCGCACTGGCAGACATCGCTGTCGGGCACCTCGATCAGGTCAATGAATCGGATGCAGCGTTAATGACCCGGCTGGCCAGTCGTTTTAATGCGATCAGCAAACCGTCCGGCGGCTATTGGCTCTTTCTCCAACAAGGTGAGTCGTTAAGTGTCGGCGGGAAGCCGCTGGCCAGCGTAACGATTTTAAAGGATGAGGTATCGGAATGGAGTTATACCGATGGCCAGCAGCGCGGCGCAACGACTGGCCCCGGTAAAAAAGGTGAGGGTGGGAAGAAGGGAAAAATCAGTGTCGCGTACTTTGACCCGGAAGATGGGCGAACGAAAACGCAGTCACTCGAACATGATGGCCCGTCACAATCCCACCCATTCACCCAGCCGACCAAAACCGCCGCCAACCACAGCGCGCAATCCAGAAAAACGCAGGTAAGCCGCAATGAGCGCCGCATGACGCTCAGCGGGCCGTGCCGGCCGGCACATATTCCACTGACGGCAGAGAGCCGGGTTATTACCCAGGGCTTCGGCACGGTGGAGGATCGGAGCTGGTTAGTCGAATCGTTGGTGTTTTCTCTCACCTCACAGGGAATGTCGTTCGCGTTCAATCTGGCGACGGATATCAAGCCGCCAAAAGGGAAGGGCGGGAAAAAATCGGGGAAAAAGAAAGATGATGGTATTGGCTACTTTGATAAAACATAACGGGAGTCTGCAGCATGGTTAGCAGGTTAAAGCAAAAGGTGGTCAGTGACCCCATCGGTGTCGATAAGGAAATGAAAATATCGGAACTTCCTTCGGCTGAGAATTCGTTAATTGATGACCTTCTTGTTATTTCTCAAAGCGACGGTGATGGTTTATTGCGAACCAAAAAAATATTAATGTCATTACTTATTAAGTCGCTGGTTTCTGATCGCTCCGGTAATCTCGTCAGTCTTGTAGACGGTTTTAAACTTTTTGCCGACAAGTCTGTTTTGGACGGATTGACGGAAAGGGCTGAGGATGCCGCAGGAAGGGCGGAGAATACTGCTGACGCCAACACGTATTACATCACCCCTGATGATCCTGATGGAACAATTGCCGGCCTTGCTGGTACTCCTTTCGGGAAAAGCTTCCGTGTTGGTCAGGGGGAGGGGAAAGGTTTTAAATATTATATGAACCTGAATGGCACCGCACTGGAGTTTGCAAGTGCAGCCGGTGCCAGTGATGTTGAGAATGCCATTGACTTTGCGAGCAAATCATTATCACAGAGTGGTGAGGTAGATAAGCGTACGCAGGGGTATGGCGTTGAAAAAAAGGTCTATGACACAGAAGGGGTATTAGTCGGGGGCGGTTTTTTTGCTGCGAACGGCGTGTCACCGATTAACTATACAGAAAACGGTGACGTAAATATTACCGGCGTACAGTTTAAAAACTTTGCCAACCATCATGAATATGATTGGGCGCAGACGGATAAAAAGAACGTGCCGTATATCGGCGGTTCGAAAATGGGCGGCGTTATCATTGGCCGGGTTGAGATTGTTGAAATACCTGGACCACCAGGCGTTGTGTTTGTCGATAAAGGTTATGTCCCTTATGCCTGTGATCCGGGGTATGAAACTGACCTGGATATTCCCGTGATTGGCTCTACGCCACCAAAGCCTGATATTCCACCGGTACCGTTCCGTCCTTATGACTATATGGGGGTGCGCAGTGAGGGGCAGTCGTTGTCTCTTGGTGCAGCGAACCCTAACGACGACCCACAACCGGTCAGCACAGAACAGCGCTATGGGAACAAGGGATTCAGCACCAATAACAACAGCGGCATGACCGACACGGACACACTGGTGCCACTCGTGGAAAAGCGTTACCAACCGTCAGAGGGAACCTGGCCGGCGGCGGAAACCCCTGTTACCGGCGCGACGCATAAGCTGGTGGAAATGATCCAGGCAGAAACAGGGCTGCCCTTTGACCATCAGGCCTGCGCCTATATCGGTTCTGCGCCCGGCACCGGCGGTCAACCTATCAAGAACCTGATCAAAGGCACTGCGGCCTATAGTCGCATGATCGCCCATGTTACCAACAGCCTACGCCTTGCTGCAGAAGAGGGAAGGACTTTTGCAGAATTGGCAGTTGTGTGGATGCAGGGCGAATCAGATTATCGCGATCAGACGTCGCGCGCTGACTATCTCGCTATTTACCTGCAGTACATCGCCGATTCGCTGGCAGACAAAAAAACGATCACCGGCCAACTGTTTGACCCCATTTTTATCAGCTACCAGCTCAGCACGCACCGGGCGTACCGACGCCGTGACCCGCTTGTCGCTCTGGCACTGCGTGACGCTGCAATGCTGGGTAAAACGGAAATCGCTTACCCCGGCTACATCGGTGATTACTACGCATCAGACCACATCCACGGTATGCCTGAAACGTACTACATGTTCTCTCAGTATACGGGCCGCATGATTTACAAAAAGCGGCGGGACATGCTTGAGGGCGTGACGCGTATGCATCGTCTTGATGTGATCGATGAAATCCGGCAGGGCATTTTCACCATGCTCTATTTCAACGTGCCTGCTCCGCCGCTGGTTTTCGACACGGACTGGGTGGCGCCGGCGGACAACATGGGCTTCTACATCCGGGATAAGGGTTCGCTCGATGTCATCGACATTATTACCGCTGTCGATATTGCCGGTCATGACCGTGTGCGGATCACAACCTCGCGGCCACTGCGTGATAACGAAATCGTCACTTACGGATGGGGTAAGGCCGGTGACCCAATGACGAACGGCAGAACTACGGGGCCGCGCGGAAACCTGCGTGATAGCGAAGGGGATTTACCGGGCGAAAGTTACACTGACGGCGCAGGAGTGCTGCGCAAACTGCACAACTGGTGCGTAATTTTTTAAGTAAGGTAACGAAATGACAACGATTATTCGCAATCTGGATATGGAAATTAAGAACCCAACATTACCACCGCTGTTTGAGCCGTTTGCCACGGTGCCGGGCCTGATGGCTGGATGGCGTTTTGGGGATGGTTTCTCCGATCTGTCTGGGAACGGACACACGTTAAAGGCTGTCGGCACGCCAGTATTTAACACGTTCTTTGTGACTGGCGATAAAGATAACGGCTTTATTACCGATGTACCGGACGGACTGCAGCGCACGATGATTGCGGTGTATCGCCAGGCTGCTGATGTGAATACGTTCGGTTATCCCGTAGGGAACATTGTGCAGTCTGCATCTGCAAACGGCGAAGGTGTCGCTATTACGGATGTTTCGGTGGTCACTCTTCGCCGGCGATCACTGAGTATCGGCGGCCAAGCCTACAATGAAAAACTGTATGGTACGGCGGCTGGGCCTTCTGAGGCGACTTCAAGCCGTAACAACTTTGTATTTACTGCTGTCACTGTTGACGGCGCAGGTAACCAGGGCGGCTTATATGTACCTTCTGCCAGCGCTGACATTATCCCGGCAACACTCGCCGAAGGCGCGAATCTGGCTGAACGTTCGGTGACGGAAAAGGAGGCGGCAAGCCTCTACCGTATTATCACCTGGCGCAATCCAAACTTGCCGCCGGTACCGCCTTCAAGTCCTAATACAGGGCTGGCAGTTGCCGAAGTGTTGATTTATGACCGGGTGTTATCTTTGGATGAGCTGAAAGTTCAATACGGACGTTCTCAGCGTTACTTCAAGAACACGCATGGTGTGGTCGTTTAGTGAGTGTAGCCGGGGGATATCTCCCGGCTATTAGTCATTTTCGGCGCCAGTCCCATTCGGCATGCGCCCAGATGGCCAACATCACGAAGTTATAGATGAACATGGCCTCGGGCCAGTGGGTGAACCCTGAGATAAGGGAAAGCGCGGACACAGCAGCGCCGAGTCTAACGAATGCTTTTATGAAGGTATTCATGCTGTTCCTGCCGTAATAAAAAGCCCATGCGGTGCAGGCATGGGCGCAGTGGGGAAGTTCCCTGGTGCTGTTGTAGTTGGTATGTGCTCAATGATTACACGGTTTGTATGCAAAATAACAATTGGTTGTATAGATCGGTTTTTTGATATCGATCGTTTAAATCGATCAAGTTGTATAGACGAGCACATGGCAGGCAAAAAAAATCCCGGCCACGACAACCGGGGGAATGAACGGCTTAAAGCAATAGACAGTGTGAAAGGAATTCTTTCACTGGGTAACGATAACGGATTGAAATGATTGGCTCAAGAGATATGACATACGATTTCATGGCGGTTTACATCCCACTTCCAACCTTACCGCTTATCCGGCGTTGAAGCTCCTCACGAGCAATATCAATGAGCTGCTCTATTTCAGAGACAGCTTTTGTTCCGATGGTTTCAACGCGAGTTAGTGCATCTAAGGAGGATAGGAGGGGGCTTTCGCGCCCACCCTCTGTTTTTCTGCGGATAATTTCACCACGCATGGCCGAAACGATGAAGTGTGTTGTCGATTCCCCTTCTAATTTTACGGTTTCCATTTCCTCAATTATTTCACGTGGGACTCGGGATGCTAGGACTTTTGATTTGGCACTTTTCTCGCCTATGGTCATTCGATTGCTGCTCCTTAACTTTGAAATGCCAAAGTAAAAATATCGGCTGAAGTCACCGAAGGGGGATGAGCTAAATCCTGGGTTATCGTTACTGTTAACATATGCTGAAGAAAAAACCGGCTACGCTGCCGTGGTATATCAAGTAGGCATATGCAGGCTATATCTGCCTTTTCTGAAATTATAGACGATGTTTTAAAATGGGAACAAAGCAAGGGAGCAGCAACTGCATGTAATGTATGCCATAATCCTTCTTTGCGGATAAGCTTGACCCCATTTCAGTTTTGTTTATAGTAATGTATGATTGACTTGCTAAAGCAAGCTTCATAATCAGAGTAAAATCACCATCTGGTTTTGCTGGTCTCTGAAGGTGTACTCACCATTCATCAAGGAGTAATAAAAACAGTTATGCGTCTTACGCCACCCTGAGTTATCACCCACCTCTGTCGCACTGAGTAATCCTCAGCGCGTATTCTTTAACATCCCATCAGCGGATGTAGGTTGTTGTATCTAAAAATTTTGCCCCTTACGGGCTAACTGTATCCAAAACTGAGAAACTACTATGTTGCTGTCCTCGACGCGTAAGGACTGGCTGGGTAACGTCCGTGGAGACGTTCTCGCTGGTATTGTTGTCGCGCTCGCGCTTATTCCAGAAGCGATCGCCTTTTCCATCATTGCAGGTGTTGACCCACAGGTTGGGCTTTACTCTGCATTTTGCATTCCACTCGTTATGGCTTTCTTCGGCGGCCGCCCGGCAATGATTTCGTCCTCGACCGGTGCTATGGCATTGCTGATGGTGACGTTGGTGAAAGACCACGGCTTGCAGTATCTTTTGGCGGCCTCTGTCTTGACTGGTCTGTTCCAGCTGTTGGCTGGCTATTTAAAACTTGGCAGCTTGATGCGTTACGTTTCTCGCTCCGTGGTGACTGGCTTCGTGAATGCACTGGCTATCCTTATTTTTATGGCGCAACTACCAGAATTGACCAACGTTACCTGGCACGTTTACGCCCTGACCGCTGCCGGCCTCGGCATTATTTACCTCTTCCCATACCTCAATAAAACCATCCCTTCTCCGTTAGTCTGCATCGTCGTGCTGACCGGGATCGCTATGTGGCTACACTTGGATGTTCGTACCGTTGGTGATATGGGCAAATTGCCGGACAGCTTGCCGTTGTTTCTGGTTCCTGATGTTCCGCTTAACTTTGATACCTTATTGATCATCTTGCCTTATTCCGCCGGTCTTGCCGTGGTGGGTCTGCTCGAGTCGATGATGACTGCGACCATTGTGGATGATATGACCGATACGTCGAGTGATAAGAACCGAGAATGTAAAGCTCAGGGCATTGCCAACGTCTGCACATCGTTTATTGGGGGTATGGCAGGATGCGCAATGATTGGCCAATCGGTGATAAATGTGAAATCAGGTGGTCGCGGGCGACTCTCGACTCTCACCGCAGGAGTTGTGTTGCTCTGCCTGATTATTTTTCTGCGCGACTGGGTATCGCAGATCCCTATGGCAGCTTTAGTCGCTGTAATGATCATGGTCTCGATCGGTACCTTTTCATGGTCTTCGATTGTTAATCTACGTAGCCATCCCTTATCAACCAGTGTTGTTATGTTGGCGACTGTTGCTGTGGTGGTAGCTACGCACAACCTTGCGTATGGCGTACTGACCGGTGTGCTCATTGCATCATTGAACTTCGCCACCAAAGTGTCACGCTTTATGGTGGTATCATCTGAGCTTAAAACGTCAACTCGCACCTACGTGGTAACCGGACAGGTGTTTTTCGCATCTGCCGATCGGTTTATGAGTTACTTCGATTTTCGCGAAGCGGTAGAACGCGTGGTCATCGACGTCTCGCATGCGCATTTTTGGGACATCACGTCAGTCAGTGCACTCGATAAAGTGGTTATCAAGTTCCGACGTGAAGGGACGGATGTGGATATTCATGGAATGAACCAAGCCACCCGTACGATTGTTGACCGATTTGGGGTGCATGATAAACCCGAGGAAGTGGAAAAATTAATGGGCGGGCATTAACAGTAAGGGGGACAGATAATGAATAATACCGTTATTGCTTGTGTTGATGGTTCACCATCAACCCGACCGGTTTGTGAATATGCTGCTTGGGCGGCACGTCTATTGGATGCACCTTTATCCTTATTGCATGTATTAGAAAAAGACACACATCCTGCAGTTTCTGATCTTAGCGGTATCATTGGCATCGATAGCCAGGTACATCTGACAGAAGAGTTGGTCAAGGTCGAAGGGGAGCGCAATCGGCTATTAATGGCTCAGGGGAAGGCCATACTTGCCGGTTGTGCGGAACTATTGAGTAAGGGCGGTTGTACTGATATTCGGTTGTTGCAAAGGCATGGGGAGTTAGACGGAATCCTGAGGGGGTTGGGGGATATTCGGCTGATGATTCTGGGCCGCCGAGGAACAAAGAATCCGGTTGGCAGTCACTTGGAAAGTATCATTAGGTTACAGAAAAAACCGGTGTTAATTGTACCGGAATTTTACTCTCAACCGTCAAAAATCATGTTTGCTTATGATGGTAGTGAGGAAAGTCGAAAAAACCTGACGTATCTGGCCCTTAGCCCTTTATTACGGGGACTGGAGTGTCATATTGCTATGGTCAAAGGAGATACCCAGACTCTGCTTGAAGCTAAAAGTATATTGCAGAAAGAAGGCATCACAGTTGAAATCCACAAACTGAAAGGAGAATCTGTCGCTGAGGCGCTATGTAGCTATGCTAGCGAACATGGCATTAACCTGATAGTGATGGGCGCTTACGGGCACTCACCCTTGAGAAGGTTTTTTATCGGCAGTAACACCAGTGCAATGTTGGAAAAAACACAATTCCCACTTTTAATGCTGAGATAGTACGAGCCTCCTGGGTATACCCGGGAGGTTAAACAAGCTGTTTTGCAAGTCAACAACTTGTTCTTTCATTTCTACTACACTCAGTAAGTGTTGAGCTGTAGTAAAGTAGACATATATGACCGGTGAATTACGATGCCCGGTATCATATTAATTCTGACGTTTGTTTTACCGAATTTTTTCCGAATTGAAACGGGGAAATTTATAACTACATGATTTTATTGGAAGGAAATGCAAGGTGTTGCTAGGTGTGAGTATGCTTGATATGACGTTAATGTTTTGATATTTAAGCTTATTTACCATTGGTTGCGTAAAAAGGAATCGTATTCGGTCTTTTTTTGTTTATCATTTTAAAACAGTAACTTACAAACAAAACAACCACTTATCACGCCTCCTGTTCTACCGTATTACACCCTTTTTCTTCCTCTGTCGCCACTTTGCCGCCACTGTCCTTGTACGTCTGTGTCAGTGGGTTGAGCGCTATTGCCTCCTCTAAATGGTCTGGCGCGAAATGGGCGTAGCGCATCGTTACCCTGATATCTGAGTGCCCAAGGATGCGCTGCAAGACTATGATATTCCCCCCACCCATCATGAAGTGGCTAGCAAAGGTATGGCGGAGCACATGCGTCATTTGTCCTTCTGGCAAGGTTATATTCGCCAGTCGCAGAACTCGATAAAATTGCTTGTAGCAAGGATCAAACTCCTTTTCATCCAGTATTGTGAGCTCGTCATATAATTCTTTCGAGATGGGGACCGTTCTGTTTTTCTTCCCTTTGGTGTTGGTATACGTGATTTTATATTTTGATATCTGCGATGGCCTTAGTTTTGCGACCTCATTCCATCTGGCGCCAGTTGAGAGGCATATCTTTACGATGAGTGTTAGCTCTGGGTTGCCATGAGTATGGCAGGCGTTTATCAGTGCTTTTATTTTCTCATTGTTCAGCCATGCCATTTCCTTTTCTGGCTGATCGAACTCCCTGATATTTTCCAGGGGGTTCGGCAAAGACCATTCCCCCAATCTTTTTAATTCGTTGAATACAGCCCGCAAAAAAGCTTGTTCACAGTTAACCGTTCCCGTGCTGACCTTCCTTGTTTCAAGACTGGTGCTATAGCCGTTATCGATTTCTCCGCGCAACCGCTGATCGCGATAATGGGCCCAATCCCGTGGGGTAATCTCCGACGCTACCGGATCACCCATGCCGTTACAGATAATGACCAATTTGCCAAGTCGGCCTTTTTTGTCATTTAGCGAGCAGCCATGCAGCCTGTACCACAGATCGATCAACTCGCTAAGTTTTCGCTTGTCTTCCTTATCGCCCAGCCAAGGCTTGGCCTTCGCCTGGTCTAGCTGATAGCTCTCGAAGGCGAGCGCCTCCCCCTTGGTGGCGAATTGCTTACGGGTACGCTTGCCGCCCCTCCCGTTGTGATAGAACTCGCACAGCCACTTGCCGGTGCTCAATTTTCTTACGGTCATACTCGTAGATCCAGTGAACCAAATTACATATTGAATACTGTATATAATAACAGTATTCAATGTTTGTGTGCGGCTGGTTCAAACATGGATCAAAAAACCCGCCGGCGGCGGGTTTATGGTTAGAAGTGCAGGGCGGTTTGGCCAGACTTGGATGGGTGCGGTGGCGCCGGGTCAACCTGACCGGGCTTAACAATGGAGCGCACAAAAGTTTCCATCGTGATAAAGACATGACTGCAATTCACGTTTGTGCATTGGTTGTAACGCTCTTTTGTTGTTGCTGTCACTTCGTTACTACTGCGGGTGTGCGCTGCATGGCCACACAAAGGGCATCGCATCATGATATTAGCCTCTACTGTATCGATATACATACAATAGCACGGTGTTTGAAAAAGCAAATATTAAACTTGCAAATCACTCCATATCGAGATCGGTTATCTTCACTTCAAGCTCCAGTGCCGTGGTAAATCCGCCATCTGCCACTGTGTGCGTTACCGTTGTAATCGTCCAGTTTGCAGCGTCGATCTGACGCTTGAAACCCTTTACTGATACCGGTACTTCCGGGTAAAGCTCTGCCCGGCCCTTGGCCAGCGTAATTGAGAATTGCGCGGCACCGCGTTGGATTCGTTCCCAGTTTGCCTTGGCTGCCCGGCGAGCGTTGGACGCATTTGCGTAGGTCCGACTCAATACATAAACGTTATCGTCGGTGCCTACCAGGTATTCTCCCTGTTTATCTTGGGCTGGCACTTTTGTGGTGGTCGTCTTACGCTTGCGCTTCCTCTTTACCTTTACCGTTTGTGGTTTTGCCGTTTTTGTGTCGAGCCAACTGGCTGAAACGCCGGTATAGGCATCTCTGTCGGCCAGGGTGAATTGGTGCTCATCGCCGTCAGCGCGCACGATTGTCATTGCCGGCAACGGCTTGCCGCTGGCGTTCACGCCTTGGCCCTGCTTGATGAATAGCAGTCTTCCATATTTTACTGCAGCAATCGCACCTACGCGGCGCGCCAGGCGCATCAGGAAGCTGCCATCTGATTCATTCGTTTGGTCGATGTGGTCGATAGTCATGGCGGCCATTTGCGGACTGATGGCCTGCTCCAGTTTATGGCGGGCTGCAAATTGTTTAACGATCTCGCCGATGGTGGTTTTTGAATATGACTTTTCACGCTTGATATTAAGCGTGTTCCTGAAGTCGGCGCTTCTGCCGCGCAGTGTCACCTTGTCAGGCGCGCCGGAATGGCCAATCTCATCAATGGTGAAGGCGCCTTTATTGATCATTGGTTCGCCTTTCCAGCCCAATTGCAGCTCCAATTGGACACCGCGCGAAGGCAGATCAACAGCGCCATCGGCATCGTCAAGTTCGATATCAAGCTGATCCGCCTCGAATCCGCGGTTGTCTGTCAACGTGAGGGATATCAGCCGGCTTTCAAGTCTTGTGGTTATATCCTTGCCATTAAGAGTGATCTTGAATGCGGGTGTGCTATCCCGGCCGCTTAACCAGTCTGGAGTGTTCATGAAAGAAGCCCTCCAATAGCTGTTGCCGCCTGATCTTTCATGATGCTCAGTTGCTCCTGCAGGTCGCCGAGCATGGTGCCCAGGTCATCATCTACGCGCTTCAACTTAAGCGTGAACTCAATGCGCCTGGCGCCGCCATCCTTGAAAAATACGGACTTGTTAAGATCTAGCCCTTCAATGACAAACATCCCGTAAATGGTCCCACTGCCATCCAGCAAAGACCACGCCTTGCCGAGATCGGCGATTGTTTGCAGGGCCAACAATGACAGGCGGCCGCCGGTGATCTCCGGCAGCAGCACACCACTTAGTGTAATGGTGTCGTTTTCTGGGCCCACATATTGCGCTGACGGCCGTTTCCCAACGCGATTGTTGGTCGGATAGCGCCAGGCCATTTGATGCTGCAGCTCCTGATAGGGGACCGTTTCAAGCATAAAGACGTATAACCCGAGTGCCATCATCATAATTCCCACCCCAGCTCTCGATCAGAAAAATTACTGCGCGCCTTGGCCGCGTCTTTTTGCATGTGCTCCCGGAGCGCTTTCACTGCATCTGTTGCAACGGCTTTGCCGTTCTGGTTGTTCCTGGCGTCAACACTGAGATCGATCTTCGGCTGGTAGTAAAAGTTGCCGCCGCTTGGTGCCTTAACTGGCTTCATGCTGGAGCCAGTAAAACGAATAGCCATATCATTGGCCGTGTAACCTGTTGGCGCCGGCTCTCCGACCGAGCCATATTTCTTGGCTATGGGGTTATTTTTCAGTAGCTCATTCGTTTGGGCTAATGCCTCGTTTTTTTGCGGCAACAGGTCCAGCTTTTCAAGCAGCCATTTAAAGCCATCCATGACGGCGCGCAGCGGGGCGGTAATGACGTCCAATCCTCGCTTCAGGCCAATACCAATTTTCTCAGCTGCGCTACTGGCCGCCCGTTTTATTTCTTCCCAAGTTTCGCTGGTTTTGGCGCTTATGCTGGTCCAAACACCCGAAATGTAATCTTTGATGGCCTGCCATTTCTCGCTGGTATATGCACTGATGTTGTCCCATAGTTTTTTGATTTTCGGGCCTAATGTGTCCCAATTCATCCAGATGTAGAGTGCTGCTGCTGCGATGGCTGCAGCCACAGCAAGGATGGGGTTTGCTAACATCATTCGGCCTACCCAGATAATGGCAGTACCCACGCCTTTTATGGACCTGGCCAACATGCCCATCACCGATGGCCCCTTAATTCCCAACATTGTCAGAGAAAACCGCAGCAGGGCGAATGGCCCAAGGATTGCTGCAACTCCAATCATCATCCCACCAAGTGCAACCGTAACCAGCGTAACAACCGCCGCCGTCTTAACAAACGCTGCAGCCAGCTTTGGGTGGGCTTCAATAAATTTCCGAGCCCATCCAATTCCACGTTTAAACCAGTCGTTCACGTCCATCAGTGGCTTACGCAAAGGCTCGCCCAGATCACTAAACATGTTTTTTGCGGTGGTCTTGAGCAGAAGAAATTGGGAGGACAAAGAATCTTTATCGATATTCGATTCCCTCTGCATAGACCCCTTGGCCTGGCCACCCTCGACCAACGCCAACTGGCGATCTAATTCGCCAATGTTATTTGCTAACTTGGCAGCGTCGTCGCCAAACTCTTTGCCAAAAAGCATTGTCATTGCGCTTAAGTGTTGCGAGGCCGGCAGTTTCTTGATGCGTGATAGGACATCTCTAATTGTGCCTATTGCATTCGTCGCTATGCCTTTTTCCAAGTCCTTGGCATTTAGCCCTAATAGGCTCATTCCCTGAATGAAACGCTTGCCTTGCATTGAAGCAATGCCCAACTCACGCACCATTGCCTTACTGGCTGATGCCGCCACTTCTGGTTGTGTCCCCAGGGAGAGGAACGTCGAAGCCAGTGCAGCGGCTTGTTTATAATTCAACTTATCGGCAACATCGCCCATGCGCTGAAGAACGTTAATAATATCAGCGCCTTTTGATTGTGCGTTGTCGTCTAAGTAGTTCAGGGCGTCGCCGAGTTCTTCGATCCTTTGAGTTGGCACATGATAGAGGAATGCTATTTTCCCCAAATCATCGGCAAGTTGATCGGCGGGTAATTCGAAAGCCTTTGCAGCCTTGGCAGATGTTGCGGCGAAAGAAAGTAAATCAGCTTTCTGTTTTTGCCATGGATCCTTATCGCTCGATACCCCCATTCGAGCACCGCCCTCCACTAATGCAGCGAAATCTGCAGCACCGTTTTCCATTGGGAGTTGCTCTGATGCCGCCTTTATTGCTTGCTGCATTTCGTGGTATTTGGCTGTGCGTTTACCGTTATCGTCCAATAATGGGTTAACCTGTTTAGCCACGCCTTTCATCGCGTCTTCAATAGAGCTATAGCTTTTCACTGCCGCTAAAACAGGGGCACCCATAGCCACCCCTGATGCAATAGTTGCCGCCCCCGTTCCCGCGATGTTGTTTCTCAGCTCTCTGGTTTTTTCATATTGCGCTTTTGCGTCGTTCATTCTGCGCTGTTGCTCGCCAGCGCGTTTTAGTTGGCGCTCCTGCTCCTGCAGCAGCCGGTTATAGCGGGCTGTTTCGTTGGCGATTCTGTTTGTAGCACCGGCGCCATCGGTGGCAGATACCCCCATGCGGTAAAGCTCGGAGCGCACCCGGCCCATTTGAGCGACTTCGCTTTTTTGCCTTTGCTCCAGTCGGTCTACCGCGCGCCACTGATCCTCTAGGGCTTTTGTCTGCTTTTTGGTGGGGTTCTCAAGCGCGCCCATTTCACGCGTCATCATCTGGGCTTTCAGCTTGGCGCCGGCCAGCTCGTCGGCTGTTTTCTTAATGGACGCCTGCAACGAATTGAAGGTGTTCACCTGGTCGCCGGCGGCGCCCAGTCGCTTCAGTTCATCACGGGAATTTTTGACGGCAGCGGCCAGCGCTTTATTGCTGGCCTGCATGGTCTTAAAGGGGCGGGTGATTTTGTCCACCGCGTTCAGGATAACCTGCAGTCTTAGATTGCGGTCACTCATCACTTTCTCCGCTTCGAATCAGTGCCCGGTGCCGCCAGTCCCAAAGTTCGGTTAAGGTGAACGGGTACATTTCCGACGGCGGCCAGTGGAAGATGGCGGCAATATCCGCCATCAGGTCTTCAACGGTTAAGCCGGCCGGGATTCCAGCGCCGATTTCGGCAACAAAAAACTGACGATGCCGCCCGCCAGCTGCGTAAAGTCAGCCGGATCCATTTCGCTGATTTCCTGCTGCGTCAGTGAGGGTGTGGAAACTCGCGGCAAGACGGTCGCCACCGCGGAATAATCCATTTCCAGCAGGTCGGCCAGCTTCACACCACGCAGCGCGCCAGACTGCGGCTTGGTTAGGGTGATCTCGGCGATTTCGGTCTTGCCGCGCTGAATTGGGGTGTCCAGTGTCACCTTGGTCGGTTCGGTCATTTGGTTGTGCTCCACGATTTTTAGAAAGAAGAGGGCGCCGACGTTCCGGCACCAAAGGAATTACAGGCCGATGGCCTGGCGGTGTTCAGCCAGACGATCGACGCCGCCAAAGCTTTCGACCATGTTCACCGTGTCTATCTCGCAAATTTCCTCGCCAGCGATGGTCAACTTGAAGTAGGTCACGGCGGTAGAAATTTTGGTGGTCGAGTTTTCGCCCTGCTTGTGCTCGCCAAAATCCAGCTCTTTATGACGGCCGCGGATCACCGCTTCGACCGCCTGCACTTCGCCGGTGTCGTCGCGCTGAATTGAGCCGGTATAACGCAGCATGACGCCATCCAGTTTTGCGACGCCCATTTGCCTAATCGGCAGTGCTTCGATGCCGCCAATTGTCCATTCAATATCAAGCGCGTCGTCATCCAACCCCAGATCGACTTTGGCGCTACCGCTCATGCCGCCGCCGCGGTAGTTCTCAAGCTTGCGCGTCAGCTTTGGCAGCGTCAGTGATTCAACGATCCCCTGCCAGTTGTTCCCCTCATTGAAGAGGTTCAGGTATTTCAATTTGCGTGGTAATGCCATTGCGTGCCCCTTAGCTGTTCACGTTCTGGGTGAAATTGACCAGGTACTGATCAGTGATGCGCTGGCGTAACAGCAGGTTTTCCAGCGGTGGGACCGGCGTATAGTCGTAATCAATGACCAACTTCCCGGCTTTCAGCGTGTCTTTATCGTTCGCTGCGTCATCAATCCAGGCGTTGCCGTCGATGATGTAGCCGGCTGATTTCAGCTCACGGAATTTGGCCTTGATGCCTTCCAGGATATCTTTGGCCAGTGACGGGTGCAGTGGCATGTCAACGGCCCACATGTGCGCCTCTGCCATTGTGTCCGCCAACACCTGCGCAGTGCGGGTGTAGTTTTCAAATTGGAACAATGGATCATCGGAACAGGTGCGAGAGCCCCAGAACTTATAGCCATCCTTGCGGATCAGTGTGGTGACATCGTTCTTGTTCAGCAGATTGGCATCGGTGGCGCTGTCCTGCAGGTCCCAAAACACATCTGCACTGATGCCGGTTACGCCATTAACGCCGACGTTTGATAGCGTTTTATGCCAACCGGTCTGCTGGTCAATTTTGGCGCGCAACCCCAATGCGCGGGCGGTAGCGAACGCCGTCGCGTCTGTATTGGACACAGAGTCCCAGCTCAGGAAATCTGGCCAGATCAGCATGGCCTCGCGCTGGCTGAAGTTCTCGCGATACGCGATAGCTTCGGAAACTGTCTTGCAGCCATAGGCGCTCAGGTAGGCGAATGCGCGCAGGCTTTGTGCCACTGACAGCAATTCAGTGGCGACGGCCTTACTGTCGTGACCAGGAACACCCAGAATGCGCGGCTTCACGCCTAACAAGCTTTGCGCTGCCAGCAGGGCTTTCATGCCCGTTTTCTTGCCGGTGGTTGCGTCGACGCCACCGATGATGTTGGTTGTGGTTTCCGCCTCCGTGTCGCCTTGTTCAACGCGGACAACAACGGTAACTGGTTTTGCCTGGTCGGCGATGGCGTCCAGGGAGCGGGCGAGGGTGCCGGTTTCGCCTGCCTTGCCGCTGGCGGCCAAAACGTCGGTCAGTAATACAGGGGTGTTGAGCGGGAAGGCCGCAGCATCGGCATCGTCGGCGGTGCAGACCATCCCCACAATTGCGGTGCTTACTGTTGTGATTGTGCGGGTGCCCTCGTTAATTTCGAGGACACGAACGCCATGATGATAATCGTCAGCCATCGGGCGGATCTCCGGGTTAAGGTTTCTCCGCTATGGTGTTCGCTGATGACGTAGAGTGCATGCGCTGGGCATTGTGTGGCGGCTGGCACAATGGGCACAATGGCCAGATGTCTTGCTGTGGGTGTCTATGTTTGCCGGTATGGCCAACACAGTCAGAGATGGCTGTGCTGCAGGAAAAAATGAAGCCCCTGAGTGGGGCTTATGCTACGCGGTGCCACAACATTTGCAGCTTGTGGCGCTCGACAATGCTGATCGCCAACCCTTGGCCGAGTGCTTCGGTTTGCGCCCAAACGGTGTGAACGTGAGCCGGCACGGTGACTTCGTGGATATGGTCTTCAGTCTCGCTGGTGTAGTTGCGCGTTCTGCGGCTGTCGTTGTCAGAGCCGACAATATAATCATCATCCCACGCTTCTCCGGGCGCGGACATTCCTCCCTGATGCTTGTGCTTACCAGCTGGCGTTGTTTGCTGCGTTTGCGCCCCTTGCTCGCTTGTGGTTCCCGATACATTCAGCACCGATTGCGGTAGGTTGGCACGCGTGATGCTCACTGCGTCGCTGCCACCCTCGGTGCCGATGTCGGATCCGTCCGCTTTTGCCGTCCTGATCGTCAAGTGCTCGCCAGCGTATTCCCATTTTGACCACGGCCAGCGCTCGTTAGGGTTCACGTTCTGATTGAATAGGCGCGACGTGCCGACAGGGTTATCCTGTTCCCAAGCGTCTCGAATAGCCCCTTTCACTGCGTCGGCGATGGCATTTTTCATGCTTTCGCCCAGCTTGCTCAATTCCTCGTCCGTATAATCTTTTGCTGCATCTTCCGCGCCCTTAACGTCCTCGGCAGTAGCCAGAATAACCGACGGATCAGCAATCACCTCCACATCGGCCGTGCTGCTAACCTTCAGCTGCATCCTGATGATCTGGAAGCGGCCCGAACCCTCTGCCAGCAATGGCTTGTAGGTTTCCGGCATGTTGCCGACGGCGACGCATTCGCCATCCTCGGCGTAAAGCGCCAGCTCACGCAGCCAGAAGCCGCCGATCTGTGGTGGCATGATCATTTCAGCTTCGATGACGCTGGCGTCACTGTCAGCGATCACCAGTTTATTCAGCTCACCACGATACTGCTCACCGATCAGCCCGGCGTTTGCTGCGTTGGGCTGGGGTAAGCGCCCGCCGCCATCGCCGACGGCCATTTCCTTGATGGCTACCGGCGTGCCTGCAACAGCGGCATTTGCCAGCTTTTCTGCGCCGGCATCGGTGATCAACGCGCTGAATTTTTTTTCGCTCACGGTCATGACCTCCAGATTATCCGATGTTAATGCCTTTGCCTTTCTTCATAACATCTTTGCCTTTCTGGATCAGAGCCATCATTTCTGATTCGCTTAACGCCCCTTCGTATACGCTGAATAACCCTATATGGCCATTAATACCCATGTCATGAGGAGCCACATAGCCGCCGCCGAGGATCATCGGCCTACGGGCGTAATTGCGATCTCCAACTACTGGCGCAGCATATTTATCACCGTTCATTCGCAAACAAAAAATACCAGCATCGCTATAGCTGATGGCAAACACAGTCCAGCCACCTATTGCGCCGCCACAATCTCTAATTGTAACGCTAGGGGAAGAACCAATAGACGCTGTTAATGTTCCAGTAGTCGTTATGGCAAGTCTGCAGCCAGATAATGGAGATGCTGCCTCGGCTATGGAACTAAATATTTGTGCTGTTTTTTGTGGTGCAGCCGGTACATTAATCGCTACCAAAATAGTGAAGGCACTCGGCTCTGAAATACCTGTCATTGCATTGTGTCCAACAATTCCGTCGCAGGCCAATCCCAAGTCATCGATAATAATTTCATTTAAGATTAGGTGATTTCCGTTTGGGCTTCGATCATAGATGCTGCGCATCTCGTACAATGCCACGCTGGTATCGAGCAATAACGGTGAACCCACTTCCGAAGGATTAAGGAGTGGGTTATTAAAGCCGTCAGTAACAGTTATACGTAAGCCTTGCATTATTCAACCCTCATATAAAAATGTACGCAATAGTTCTGACGCTGATACGGCTTGCCATCCAGGCCAGTCAGTTCGGTAGTTGTAGGGTCTGAGTCCCTCAGCGTAGTGCGCACGCCGGTAGTTGGGCCTGCAAACCATTCCTTGTAGCGGTTATCAGTGATAGGCCCGCGATTATCAGGGGTGTAACCGGCAGCGATCCAAACCTCACCGACAAACGGGCGGCTGGCTGTCACCTTGAGTTGAGTGCCTGCAATTATTTCTGTACTCGCGAGCAGTACTCGCCCCTCATCGTCAAACGCCTCGATGCCGTTCTGTCCGTCCGGGAGTTGCTTCACAACGGAGTCATCAAAAACCATTGGCGGCTTCGGCACATTGAATCGCCCCAATGCTACCGTGTCTGAAATACGGCGGAAATTGATGGGTTCAAGCGGGCGGAATTTTTCACCCGTTAGCATATGGTGCCGGATCGCTTTATCGACTTGCAGGCCCATTTGTCGATAACCGTGATTGGATTTATGCACGTTATCGGAACCGGCGAACATATAGTTCGGGCCAAAGCACTGGATATTGTCGTCCTCATGTGACAGTTCCAGGTGCGCCAGCGGGATTTCAACTGATGGATGATCTGCCGATCCGACGTAATAGCCATGGCTAGCCATTTGATAAATCATCATTGTCAGCGGTTTCGACGGATCACGAACATCAGCCAGCGCTTCTTCAAGGTCTTTTCGAAGCTGCTTTACACGCGTTTTATACTCAGCGCCGGACATGCCGTCCGCCGCTGCACGTTCACCATGCACCCAAACCACATAATCTGGTGCATGTTCCCGACCTTCCTGCCCGTTATAGGTGTGACACCAACGAATTTGCCTAACCAGATCGTTAAATGCAGGCGTGCCTTTCTCAAGATTTTGTATCATCTCGCCGTTCACGCCGCCAGAGTTCAAAATCAACTGGCGTCCGCCCATTCCGTTGGCATCCTCTACGTGACTCACGAAGCTGTTGGCCAGGGCCGATGCCATAGTTTCAACACCGCTTTCCTTCAACTGGACAAGCGAAGTAGGATTCTTATCGCGACTGAGCACACCCGTGTTATACATCAACGCGCCCGGTGCTGGCGTATTCAACACTGGTGTACCCAAAGCACCATTGCTGAGTGACTGACCAAATAAAAATAAATGTAGGCGCTCTGCAAAATCATAGTATTCGGTTTTAACTACGGGGACTTGAGGGGGTGACGTCAGTGATTCACCTTTCCTGTTTAATCCTCCGGCAATGAAACCAAGGCCGTCTACAATTTCCAGCACATTATCGATATTGGCAACCTCAATTCTCATACCCAGAATTTCAACAAATGCATTTTTCCCAATACCAAAGGCGACGCGCCCCGCGTCGTCATCAATAACAAAGAGGTATTCGCTTTCCGGTGGCAGTGGTTGTATTTTTTACACCCAACAAATCAGCAAATCCTGCTTGTGCCATTAATTGGCCTCTGGCATTAATGCCAAAGGCAACTTCATTCTTTTCTGAACCAATCTCCAGAGGGTTTTCAGATATTCCCGGAAATATTCCGTTAGATGGCAAAATGTTTATTGCCTGAATAATATTTCTAAGCAACTGAGCATCTATGTATGCGCCGTTGGATAGAGTTTCTTCTGTTGGTGTGGCAATTCCTTCTACATTCTCGTAACGCCTTGCCCAATAGTTACCTTCTTCCCTTACAGGGAAATACTTCCTTAATTCGCTCCCCGTGTTAATTGCGTCCTGTGCAACTTCCTTGGAGTCATACACCCCCATGTCAGCCATTGCCATAGTACTGATTGTTTCAAGCTCATTCTTTAAATAAGCAGTACGATTAGCCAGTTGCTGTGGCTGAATATTAGCGACGCCGTCACGTCCGCCGGTGACTTTATCACCACGTTTAATTTGATAAACGCCATCTTCCCATTGCCTACTTTCGGTAAGTTTTGCCATGTTATTTCCCGGAATAGTGATAATCGCCGCTGAAACTTGCAGCGTTGTTGTATTTAATGCTGTCGTCCGGCTCGTAATCGGCAGGGTAGACAGTGACGATATCGCCGTCATGCATGGCGGCAGCGGAGTACGCCAGGCCTTTGGTTCTGGTGCTCAAGCTTAATTGCCTGATGTGACGACTTACCGGCTTGGCGTCACCAATTAGCCGCTCCAACTCGTTTACAATTTCTTCTGTGATCCCGATGTCCATTACGTCAATCGTTAAACGAAACGTGCCGGCAGGGTCGGCAACCTCCCACCACTCCTCGATTGTCATGGTGTATCCCATGTTTTCGATCACGCGATTAATGGCCGCGACTGTCCCTTTCCTGCGGTGGATGTAAAAGGCATCTTTAACGGCTTTACGCTTCTCTGCTGCCGGCCATTTCTCATCCCACCGATCGACCGAAAAAGCCCAGGCCAGGTAGGGCAGAAAGAGAATCGGACATTTGTCCGGGTTCCACAGGTCACACAGTGGCACATTTAGATCGCTAATTGCAGCGCAGGCCTCAGCCGCGCGCCGTTCAAGCGGCGAGGAACCTGGCGGTAGCAAGCTATTCATCGGAACCACCGATCACAACGCGGGCATTTGTGCAGTTGGCGGCCTGGGTTTTATCCAGCACAACATCAGCGGACGGGTTGCGCAGCTCGACGCGCTGCACGCCCTGGGTGTGTAGTGCTGCATAGATTGCCGTTAAGCGAATGTCGCGACCAAGGCGCCGCTGCTCGTTGATGTAGGCGCTCAGTCGTTTTTGTGCGTCGGCAAGGATTGGCTCTTGTGCTGGTCCTGGATAGACATAAAGCACTGCGTCAATCTCATAGTTGATGATGCTGGCAGACTGCACCGTAAGGCGATCAGCTACGGGCCGCACCTCTCGATCGTTAAGTGCTGCGTCAACTTTCGCCAGCAGTTCAGCGGATGCTGTTCCGTCCCCTTCGCGTGAAAGAATAGTGACAGTGACCAGTGCTGGCGCCGGGCTAATTGCTGATGCGTCGGCAACTTTGCCATCGGCGCTTAGTGCGTGGAACTCATAGGCGCCGGTTGGCCCTGCGACGCTCATTCCCTCAAACGCTGCTGGGATACGCTGGCGAAAATCTGCATCTGATTCCATCACCGCCTCAACAGGCGGGATGGCTTCGCTGTCGGCCTGGGTGATCACCAGTCGCGGTGTGTTGTTGTTGGCGCCCAGCTGGTCGAGGTCGCTACCGATGGAATACGCCACCATGACGGCCTGTGCAGCCTCGTTGATGCGCTGGCGCAACAGCATTTCCCTATAGGCATTTTCCTGCAGCAGCATCACGATCGGCTCGGATTCCAGCTCCAGAGTGCGCGCTATGGCCTCGCGCTGATCGTCAGGATAGAGCTCAAGCAAGCGCGCCTTTCTGTCCTCAAGCAGGTCTTCAAAGCTCAGGGTTTCAACCACCTGGGGTGGCGGCAGTTGCGAAAGGTCGATTACGCTCATGATGCGCTCCCGTAAGGAATTGAAATATTGATGCTCGCCGTGGTGTCGTTCCTGCTGCCGGAGACGTCCACTATCATTTGGCCGCCGATCTGCGTGGTTACAGTGACTGCTGTTAGTGATACGCGCGGCTCCCAGCGGTTGATGGCGCTGTATGCCGCGGCCATCAACTGCAATCTGGTTGTATCGTTTTGAGGCTGATCGATCAGCTCGGACATCAGTGAGCCGAACGGGCGCCGGGTGATCCTGCTGCCGATTGGGGTCAGCAAAATCTTGCTGATTGACTGACGAATATGATCAATATCTTCGACGGCGTGGCCGCTGTTGGTGTTCATGCCCTGATACATCATTTCACCGGTCCTCCCGACTCCCCGCCGCCTGTCTCTACGCCACTGTGCTTATGCTCATCAACGACGACATCATTAGATGTGAAGCGGCCGCCGCTGTGGGTGATGTTGCCCGTCATCGTCCCGCCATCAGTGACTGATAGCTGTGCCGTTTCCAGCAGTTGAGTGCAGGTAACTTTTGGTGTTTCCAGCCTGATCCCTGTCGCCGCCCTGAATATTGCCGTTTTCACGCCTTCCACGGTCATGGCGCCTACTTCGGGGTCATAACTGAACCTGGCACCGTCGGGGAACTCCGTAACCAAGGCGCCCTTTGAATCCGAGGGGGCTGGGTGGGCGTTCGAAAAAATGGCCGGCAGGACAAAGGCGGTTGTCAGTTCACCGGCCATGCTCAAGATCAACACCTGCTCCCCGATTGACGGCGCCCACCATGTGCGCGCGCTGCCTGCGCGCATGGTCAGCCATTTGAGCGGAGTGGTTTCAAGTCCGCCCGTTTGCACACGGCATAGGCCGTTCTCCGTATCGACCTCGGAAATGGTTCCGATTCGGATCAGATTTGTCAGCAGGCGCAGGAGTTCAGAAAGTTGTGTATTCATTGGCACAGCCTGCCATGCGCGCGGTGCGGGCTGCATGTTGCGGGCATTGTGTGGTGCCTGGCACAAGGGCCGATATCGAGCAAAGCGATTTGTGTCTATGTTTGCCGGCATGGCCAGCACAGCCAAAATCGACTGTGCTGCAGGTTATTTACTGAGGTGGTCGATCAGGATGTCGCCGACGGCGGTGATTGCTGGATCATTCAGACCAAATAATTGGCGGGCGTCGTATTTCACGGTTGGGCCCCGCTTACTCACTTTGTCGCGCAGCCCGTAATGGTGCACGCGTGCAATGCGCATAACGCTGCCGGCAAAGTAAACGGCGGCTTCGTCTGCCGTAGTTGCTGTTTTCATAAAGCGAGTGGTCTGCAGCTTGCTAAACATTTTCCTGCGTATCCGCCCCTTTTTGCTGCGGCCTTGCGGTTTCCGCTCGGCGTAGGGGGTGCCGTCCGGATTGCGTTGCTGGCTGATCTGCAGGCGCTGGCGACGGCGCAATTCATTGGCCCACTGGCGAGTTAGCTTTTTCCTCGCTGCTGGGGTTAGCTGTGAGGCGAGGGCGGCTAGCCAGTCTTCAATCTGAATAAAGTCACTCATTGGGCGTCCACTGATCGGCGTAAGGTGGTTCCGGTTCAGGGACGGCCTCTACAACCATTTGGCCGCCTGCCTCTTTCACGATCACGCGCTCTGTTAGCTTCAGGTTTATGCTGATGTCGCAGGTGGTGTTATTCAGAATATCCACCTCAAATGTGAAGCCCTTATCTCTGCTGTCTGGGTTAGCCATGATGTCTGGCTGGTTGCGGCGAAGCCAATACAAGATCACTGCGTTCAGCAGGTTTTGGTCTGCTGAAAAGTCGGTTATCACCAGGTTGAGTGTGTACTGGTATTCGAATGAAATGGTTGGCGCCAGGCTGGAAACAACTGCACCCTCATCAACAAAAATGTGCAGTTTGTCTGGGTTTTTTCCCAGATATTCTATCCCGTCAGAGAGGGCCTTTCTCAATGATTCCGGCTTGTTCATCGTTTTTTTCCTGGCATTGAATAATGGTATCGACCTGATCGGCACACATCGCCCAAGCAGCCTCTACGCGGCTCTTTTCCCGCTCCAGGTCCCCGTTGGTGAGCGGGTTACTGGCCGGCAGCTGGCAGGCGATCAACCTCGGACAACCAGGCGCGATAAGCTGCACCTCCGGTAACTGCCGGGCGGGCGTGCAGGCGCACAACATCAGGAGGCAAGCGACCGTCAGCCCAGGCTTTAAGCTCTGCATTTTCACGGTATAACCTCGCAATCAGATTTTCACGTTGTGAAAGAAGGGCGGCCGTGTTGGTCATCTGCTGACGCAACTCGGCTTGCGCCCGGTTGTTATTGCTGGCGATCAAGCCCAGGGTTATCAGTTCGGCATTTTTAGCTGATAGCTGTGCCTCCATTCCTTCGATGGTTTTTCCCTGGGCTTTGATGGTTACTTGCTGATCGCTGACGGCTTTTTCATAGGCGCCCAACCTCCAACTTTTCCACCCTAACGCCGCGGCGAGCGCCAGGACGATGGCGGCCACGATCAACCAACTGCGTGGAATGACGGCGGTCATGCCAGCGCCCCGCCATAACTGACGTATTTTTTCAGCAGGGTTTCAAGCTTGTGCTCGGGCTGGCCATATCCGGCGCCCGGCAGGCTCGCCCATATATTGCGGCACTTTTTCAACGCCAACTCTATCCGGCCGGCATTGATGTCAGCGAGGGCGCCACGCTCGCGGATTAGTTGAATGGCCCACCTGTCCTGTGATTCCGGCCCAAAGTCTGGCAATTTCAGCGCGATGCGGTAATGGTCCCAATCCCTGATCAAAAACTGGTAGCCGCCTGATGCCGTGCTGCGCTGCCCGCGACTGTTAAACACCTTGCCGGGGCGGCCGCCGGCGAACGGGTGATCTCGGTAGCTGGAAAAGGTTTCTGCTTTGCCGTCGACACCGGTCACGATCACGTTGTATCCGTCGTCTGACCTGGCCAAAAGCGTGGCGCCAATTTCGCTGAATCGCAGCGTGTCCAGATAGGCGTTAATGTTAGGAGTGGTGACGATGCGGGCCATTTTTCCCCCTGGCTTTTTGCTTGGCTGGCGCCCGTTCTTTCGCCGCGGGCGGTGATGGGATGATCGCCATGATGTTCCCGCGGGAACGGGTGACTGCCATCAGGATCATGAAACTGAAAAGGGCAGTCAGCGCCCCCGACTGCGGGAAGCGACCGAACGCGGAAAAAATTGGCACGGCGGCGCAAATCATGATCACGACGTATGCGACGCCGCTGGCCCACGGTTTATGCGTTGCCCCTCTGCGCTGGAAAGCCAGCAGGCGGCCGGCAATGAGCAAACAGATGATCGACGTTATCCAGTGCATGGTTATTTCCCCCTGAATATGCGGAAAATCGGGCTATCCCCGTCCAGTTTCTGAAGCGCAACCAGCAGGATTTTGATGGCCACGCCTGCAGCAACGAAGGCGCCGGCGCCCAGCTTCACCTCAACATCCAGCCCGGTGGCTCTCTTCAGTAGTGCGGCCGCCATCGGCGCGAACAGGCAACCAGCAATAAAGCTGCTTATCCATAGCGCGCCGCGCCGCTTCAGCGTTAACTCCTGCGACGCCAGCACAAACAATGAGGCGCCACCAAAGGCGCCGAGTACAATTGGCGCGGCGTCGCCGGACAAGACGGAGAGAAGCGTGATCCCGCCAAATGCGAATAAAGTGGTGCCGCTTGTTACTGGTTCGCCCATGACATCAATCCCAAAGTTGAATAATTTGCTGTGTGGGTGTCGGCGCAATGTCCGGCATTTCTACCGGCGTGCCGTGTGGAATAAATGGCCCGATTTCTGCCAGACCTGGATTGGCCAATAAGACGACTTCGGATAGCCCCGCAGTGCGGCCATAGTGTCGCCAGCACAACTCATCAACAGTGTCGTTTTGGTGGGCTATCACTTTCATCAGATCAGCTCTACAGTCATGTGTTTTTCGCCCTGGATCAGTCGCATGGCCCAGCGAGCATCCCGCCAGAGTTCATCAATGGATTCGTCCATTTCGTCGGCTCGCTTCCCGCCAGCCCCAGTGGCATCAAAATCGCGATACCGTTCGTTTAAATTGGCCTTTGTGATGCAGTACACCGCGCGGCTGTAGTGCTGAAGTAAAACGCTTTCGTCGTCCAACTCTTCTGCCGGCACATTTTCCAGAGCGGTAAAGCCGGCGGTCTGCTGCGCTTGTCGCCACAGGGTCAATTCGCCATTCACTTCCGCAATGGCATTCAGCGCCGCATGACGCAGGCGTTGCGGGGTGATTGTTCCATCGGTCCTGATAGACTCCTGCAAATCGGACAGATCGACATCCGGCCAAAATTGCGTGTTCTTGATTACCTGCTTTTCCTCGCCGGTCTGGCCTGGTGCCACAAATTTCATGATCAAGGCTCTCAATGGGTGGGCGGTGGACGGGCGTATTGATGCGGTATAAAACCTGTCGCAACGCCCGTGCCGCCCCGCGCGTGGGCACGTTCGGTTTAGCCGTTCTCGGCCTTCTTCAACTCGCGTTCGAGTCGTTCAATGTCTTTTTTCACACCAACCCGCTCATGCAGTTGGAAGGCTCGGTTTAACTGGTTGAGCGCTAACTCAGGCTGTTCGTTATCCCGTAACCCGTAGCCCATGACTTTGTGCAGCTTGGCGCGCACTTCATCCGGCATGTCGTGGTCTTCGATCAGGCTCATGAGGCGCGTCAGGATGGAGAGATTTACCGGTTGCTTGGCGTCGTAGGCTTTCAGGGCGCTATCCGCGATCTCTTCGGCTACTGCGCAGGCGGTTTGGCGTGCATATCGGCTTGGCATGACTAGGCCATGTTTGAGTGCGTACTCCGCGATGTCGATGGCGCCGTTGTAATCGCCGGCGTCGATGCGCCAGACCATCACATGCATGATTACGTCATCTTGCGCACCCATGCCGGTCTGCAGCACTCCGGCCACCCACGGGGAGTAATGGGGGAGAATTTCGCGCTTAACTTCGGCTTTTTTCTCCTGAGATTGCACCCGCTTCAGTCGGCGGCTGTCCTCTTCAATTTTCAGGAGCATCATTTCATAGCCATTGGCATGTCGGCTTAGAGCGCCGCCCTGGCGGGCGGCCTCTTTTGCTTGCACATAGACCATATGGCGCTGTGCTGGGCTCAGGGCCATCAGTTAGCCCCTTATTCGCCCGCCGGTGCTTCCGGCGCTGGCGCCGCAAACTTGCCGAGTTTGATGTTTTCGATCAGGCAACCACAGCCGTAATCTTCAACCACATAGGCCTCGTTAACCGACTCGAAGTTTTCGATGCGGTCGCGTTTTGGGTTGTCGATAATCAGCCGGCGGCGGGTGTCTTCCTGCCAGTAGATGGACAGGTTATCCAGGCGGGTAATCAGCATGGCGTTGGCCGGGAAGAAGGGTGCGCGAACAGCCTGCAGGCCGCCCATGCGTTTCTGGCTGATAATCAGATCAGCGGCCAGCGCTTCGGTGTTTGGCTGCGACTGGTTCACCAACGGGAAGTATTTATCCGCCAGCAGGCCGCGGCCGCAAATCACCACCAGATCCGTATCATCCTGGAACCACGGATCGATCAGGTTGTTCACGGCGTCCATCACAACGGCATCCAGGTTGGCGAAGTCGCCGTTCTCACCCACGCGGATCACGGGCGAAACTACAGCCCCTTCGTCATCCACGATTTTATCCATCACGCGTTCCGGGGCGTCGGTACGATATTTCTGCAGCCAGCCAATATTAACGTCCTGCAGCAATGGGTTGGCGGTACGGTTCGACGTCTTTTCACGCTTCACGCCGTTAAAGCCGATCATGATGCGGTCCAGTGCCTGGCGTAACACGATGGCGTCACGGATGCGTTTCTGGAAATCCTGGAACTTGGCCCACAGGTCCAATTTCCCGTAATTGATCGAAGTGTCGAAGTTGGTTTGTTCGCACTTGTACTCGATGGAGTCCAGGCCGCTCGGATCCGTCGTCTCACGCTCTTTGGTTGAGGTGTCAGTAGTGCCAGCGATCGTTGTGCCTACACCCAGCCCCAAGCGCTGACCTGATTGCTCTGTCACCGGGAAAATATTGATCATCTGCAGGAATGCGGCGCTTTCCTGGATTTTGTCTTCCAGCTTTTGAGCGATAGAAGGCTCTACCGCAAATTTAGTGCTGAATTCGACGGCTACACCGTTCAACTCACCCAGGGTGGTCAGGTAGGCGTTAAATTTAAATCGCGTTTCATTGCGCATAATCGGTAACTCTCCGTAATCAGTTTTCTATGCCCTATGGGGTATGCCGTGGCACTGCGTTTAGCAGTCGGTTTTTTCTCCGTTGCTTTCACCGCCGCCGCCAGGTGTTAACGGGCGAAACTTCGGATTGCGGTCCTGCTTGCTCAGGTTGGTCTGCAGGTCGTTAAGTTGCTTGCTCAGTGCGGTGATCTGGGTTTCCAGCGCCGGCACTTTTTCAGCAGTGGTGTTGAGCTTGGCGACGCTATCACCGAGGCTCTGTACTTCGCCGGCGACCAGCTCCACAGCCTGATTCACGTCAGAAAAGCGCGCGTCGTCATTGGCGTTTCGCTTGGCGAACATCGCCGTGATGCGGGACAGCAGGCCGGTTTTTTGGTCTTCCTGCTCCACAAATTCGATCAGGGCTTCTTCTGCCGCGGTAAAGAGGTTGTCTTTATGCTGCTTGCGGTTAGCCAATGGGTTTGCTGATGCGGACGCACTGAACGCGAGGTATTCGGTACCCAGGCTGGCCGGGTCGTCGGTTACGGCCAGGCCGATCAGGTAGGCTTCGCCGGTATCGGCAAATTTCGGGTTTACCTCGATCGAGGTGTAAACCTTCTGCGCCCGCTTAACCATTTCGACCAGGTCCGCGGTTGGTGCGATGTCGCCATAAAGCGCCATCTTCCCGGCCAGTGGACCCTCGGTAATTTCCTCCGCTGTCAGGCCGGTTACATCACCGAAACGACGGAAGGAGCTATCGGGATGATATCCCTTGATGTGTTCCAGATTTACCCGCGCGCCATAAACGGATGGGTTGTAGTTCTTGGCCATCTGCGTCAGCCATTCGCGGCTAATGTTGCGGCCGTCGGTTGTCGCACCCTCTACGGCAATACGAAAACGCTTTGATTTAAGTGTCATTAGTCTGTTCCGGTCAGTGTCGGTAATCGGTCAGGCTTATGGTTGCGGCGAATAGGGAGGGGAGACAACGAAAGGGCATTGTGTGGTGTTTGGCACAATGGCCGGGAAAGGATGGCGGCGCGGCCGGTCGGTAGTCTGGCGCCATGACAACGACGACGCTCAACACCGATCTTGATCCCCGCAGACAGGCGATGTTCCTGTACTTTCAGGGGTTACGCATATCCCGCATTGCTGAAATGCTGGGAGAGAAGGCTGCAACAGTACACAGCTGGAAGAAACGCGACAAGTGGGGGAGCATTGGCCCGCTTGAGCAAATGCAACTTACCACAACAGCGCGCTATTGCCAGCTGGTGATGAAGGAGCACAAAGAAGGGAAAGACTTCAAGGAAATCGACCTGATCGCCCGCCAGGGGGAGCGGCTTGCCAGGATCGGGAAATTCAATAGCGGCGGCAATGAAGCCGACTTAAACCCGAACGTGGCCAACCGCAACAGCGGCCCTCGCAAGGCGCCCGAGAAGAATGTTTTCAGCGATGAACAGACGGAAAAACTGACCGAAATTTTCCATGATTCTCTGTTCAAATATCAACGCAACTGGTTTGAAGCCGGCGCCAAACACCGCATTCGCAACCTGCTGAAGTCCCGCCAGATCGGCGCGACTTTCTACTTTGCGCGCGAAGCCCTGATCGATGCCATCACTACAGGCCGAAACCAAATCTTCCTGTCAGCGAGTAAGGCGCAGGCGCACGTTTTCAAGCAGTACATCATCGAGTTTGCCCGCGAAGTGGATGTTGAGTTGAAGGGCGACCCGATGACCCTCGGCAACGGCGCGTGTCTCTACTTCCTCGGCACAAATGCCCGCACCGCGCAGAGTTATCACGGCAACTTGTACCTTGATGAATATTTTTGGATCCCTCGCTTCCAGGAGCTGCGCAAAGTTGCCTCCGGCATGGCGCTGCACAAGAAATGGCGCCAGACCTACTTTTCAACGCCGTCGAGCCTTACCCATAGCGCCTACCCATTCTGGTCCGGCGCCCTGTACAACAAAGGCCGCGCCAAGGCTGATCGGGTTGATATCGATCTCACCCATGCCAACCTGGCGCGCGGCGTTCTCTGCCCGGATGGCCAGTATCGCCAAATCATTACCGTCGAAGATGCAGTTAACGGCGGGTGCAACCTGTTTGACCTAGATCAGCTGCGGCTTGAATACGGCCCGGAGGATTATCAGAACCTGCTGATGTGTGAGCTTATCGACGATATGGCGTCGGTGTTCCCACTCACTGAAATGCAGGGGTGCATGGTCGATAGCTGGGAGCAGTGGGATGATTTCGAAGCGCTGGCCATCAGGCCTTTCGGGTATCGGCCAGTGTGGATCGGTTATGACCCGGCCAAAGGCTCTGCGTCAGGTGACAGTGCAGGCTGTGTTGTTGTGGCACCGCCAATGGTATCGGGCGGGAAATTCCGCATTTTGGAGCGCCACCAGTGGCGCGGCATGGACTTTGCCGCCCAGGCGAAAAGCATCAAGCTTTTGACCGAGTGCTACAACGTTCAGTACATCGGCATCGACTCCACTGGCGTTGGCCACGGCGTTTACCAACTGGTGAAGCAGTTCTTCCCTGCGGTGCGGGAGTTTGTCTATCGCCCGGAGGTGAAAAACGCCCTGGTGCTGAAAGCCAAAGACATCATCACACACCGGCGCCTGGAGTATGACGCCGGACACACCGACATCACCCAATCCTTTATGGCCATCCGCAAAGCTATGACCGCCAGCGGTAGCCGGCCAACGTATGAAGCCAGCCGCAGCGAAGAAGCCAGCCATGCCGATCTGGCATGGGCAACTATGCATGCACTGTTCAATGAACCGCTCGAAGGCGTCACGGCGGGCAACAGCAACATTGTGGAGATTTTTTAAATGAGCAAGCGTCATAAAAAACGCGCATTACCGCCAGTTCACGCCCAAAAACAAGCTGCCGGCGCGGCAGGGGTTGAAGCATTCACCTTTGGCGATCCCGTCCCGGTGCTCGACCGCCGGGAGCTACTTGATTACGTCGAGTGTGTGCGCATGGATAAATGGTATGAGCCGCCGATCAGTTTCGATGGCTTGGCTAGGACGTTCCGCGCCACGGTTCACCATAGCTCACCGCTGTATGTGAAACGTAATATCTTGACCAGCACATTTAAGCCTCATCGTCTGTTGAGTCAGCAGGCCTTCAGCCGTTTCGTGCAGGATTACTTGGTGTTTGGCAACGCCTACCTGGAACTTCGGACCAACCGCCTCGGCGGCCCGATGGAACTTAAGCCCTCGCTGGCGAAATACACACGCCGCGGTGTCGATCTGGATACCTATTGGTTTGTGCAGTATGGCCTGGGCGTTGACCCTTACCAATTCGACACCGATAGCGTGTTTCACTTGCTGGAGCCTGATATCAACCAGGAGATTTACGGCTTGCCAGAATATCTGTCGGCGCTTAACTCGGCATGGCTCAATGAGTCGGCCACGTTATTCCGCCGCAAGTATTACCAGAACGGCAGTCACGCTGGCTTTATCATGTATATGAGCGATGCGGCCGCCAGCCAGACTGACGTGGATAACATCCGCAACGCGATGAAGGGCGCGCGCGGACCTGGCAACTTCCGCAACCTGTTCATGTACTCGCCGAACGGCAAGAAGGACGGCATTCAGATCATCCCGCTGAGTGAGGTTGCTGCGAAGGATGAGTTCTGGAATATCAAAAACGTGACCCGTGATGACCAGTTGCACGCGCACCGTGTACCGCCGCAACTAATGTGTATCGTGCCGGAGAACGCTGGCGGATTTGGCAACGTGAAGGAGGCGAGCGAGGTGTTTGTTCGCAATGAGTTGATACCGCTGCAGCGGAGAATGCAGGAGTTAAATCACTGGATAGGGGAGGAAGTTATTCAGTTCTCGCCTTACTCTCTAATTCTTAATGAGTAAGGTGTTCAAGAGCTCAGATAAATAGCCGAGCGGTAAAACTCGGCTATTTATTCTGTTATTCTATTATTTTCAAAGAGTAGTTGTCAGGTGAGTAATATTCACCCACAACATACTCACTTTCTTGATATTTTGGATTTATTTCTGAAGTTGCGAAAATCAATTGGTAGTCGTATTCGTATCTTGAACATTCATCAATAATAATTTGCTGTAAATTATGGCTTCTGTCTTTCTCCATACCACCGTCGTCGATTCCGTCAAGCATCATAAATCTCGGGAGTCTCATTGATGGATTTTCCATACTCGCAGATAGAAGCGCTAAATGGAAAACATGCCTTAATACAACGGCAGAACTTTCAGAGAAGTTTTTGCTTCCATTGACATAGACACTGTTGTCAGTAAAGCTAAATTCTACGTGCTCAGGTGAAATAAACTCTTTTTGCAGAGGTAAATCTTCTTGCAGTAGTTCCTGAGCAATGGTACTTATTGAACTATGTATTTTATCCTTAAGTTTCTCCTCGGCTTTTTCATACATATCAATAAGGTCATCTAGTCTATTTTTTTCAGACTGTAAGTGATCACGCTGTTCCTGCAATTCGTTGATGACAACAATAAGCTTTTTGTCCTCATAAGCCCTTTTTATCTCCTCATCCAGCCGGCCAATAGCCTTGTATATTTCACCTAAGATTGCTTCTTGTGGTGATGACCAGTAGTTAGAATCTTTAAAATATTCTTGCTCTAGCTGATGTAATTCATTATCCGCCAAAGGTACATCACGCTTAAGTTTAACCAACTCATCTCTTCTTCTACTCATGAGTTGAAGAGACTCTTTAATTTGTAGTGTTAACTCATTTTTCATTCTTAATAATTGGTTTGCCGCTTTGTCATCTGATTGCTCTGACTTACAAAGATGGCAAGTATGAACGCTATCAGCAACACCAATTTTAGTTAGGCAACTAGGGCAGAATTCAAAATTCATGCTGTCAAATATGCCACGTGTTTCGCCTGACTGCTCAAGGTTTTGTAATCTATCCTGCAGTTCAGAAATAAACATTTCTGAGTCTGACATTTCAAACTCTAAAGATTGTATTTTGTTTCTTAATTTTGATGTTTTGCTTTTAGCTCTATTTAGCGCATCTCTTAACGCGACAAGGCTGTTTTCTGACTTGTTTTCTATCTCAGAAGATATGAATGTGGCATTTGTTAGCTTCTTATTTTCCGCTTCTCTTAAAGCAGTTAGTTCTTTGATTTTTCCATCAATACCCTGAATTTCTGGAGCTTGGCCAGAACGGCCCAATACATTAAAAATACTGCGCAGTTCTGTTATTTTTTTAGATAGCTCGTTTTCAACATCTCTTAGCGTTAATTGAGCATTATATAACTCATCGTTGTAGACACCACACAAGTACCCACCAACTGTTTCCCGAGTTAGGGCGTTATCGAATTTATCAAAGCGAAATATTGGACTATGTACCGATGGTTGATCTGCATACAGCACACGTAATACTTGATGTAGTGTAAGGTTCGATGAACCAGCACCTTGAGCCAAAGGCATCCCTAAGGCATTGAAAATTGCTTGAGTAAAACTAATTTTGCTTTCAGAGCGCTTAAATGGGTACAACTCCCACTCATGCACCCCAGCCTTTAATGCGCTAGTCATATCACCCCAATAAATATATAGGGGCCGCATGATTTCTGTTGATATCTCTCTTTTAAAGCAAGCCAGTTCGTTATTTAGTAACACTTCGACTACAGTGCTTGTACATTTTAACGCTTGTGGCTTCCATCTGATGTTTTCAGCACCAAGAGAAAATGCCAACATATCCATGACCGTGGTTTTACCCGAACTGTTTCTCCCACGAATGATATTGACTCCCTTATGAAACTCACAGTCAAACGCTAAATGTCCATTTTGAAACACAGACAATTTATTAACAATTAACGTTGGTTTAAGAAATGTCATATCTATGCTCCATGAGTTGAGTTCTGGATTTAAGTCCGTCCGGTCCAGTTAAATGGAAATGAGCTAGTTTTTGTACAATAAATGATGAGAAAGGTTCTTTTTGCTCCAAGAACCCTCTCATATCCAAAGAAAGTTTCTCTGGTAATTTTTTGTCTGTTCTTACAACATACCCATTGTTAAAATCTTCTTGTGAAATATATCCTGCAGCCAGCATGCATTTGATTGCGGCATCCTGTATGTGTCGCATCTCTTTGAATGTCATGCCTGGGTTTAAAGGATCATGATATTCATTATGAGCATGCTCAGCATTCTTCTTTATCTTTGAGAACTGACGAGGCATTCTAACCCTGCTAAGCAATGAAGGAAAAAGAATGTAAAAGTCTAACATCTTAAGTTTATCAATTTCGACTTCACCAACTCTCTCCATAATCGCCATCATTCTAAAAAGACAATGATAAGCGTCATATGCTGGATGATAAACTAACATTTATCCCACCTTATATGGCAGTTTCCGCCCAAGAAATATAATAAACCTAATAGGTCCTTTTCTGTTAATTCTAACAAATTATCGCCTAATATCTCACTGATATTTTCTAAAATCAATGATATCCTCTCATCAACAATTATACGGTCATCATCACGCTGTATAAATGGAGTTACCTTCAAAGAAAAATCTGTATGTATTTTATCTAAAATTAGTGCATAAATTTCTTGAGCTGTTTTAGATGATTGACATTTTAATATTGCCTTGAACGCCTTCTCTTTCAGATCCGTCGCAAAATATATCAAATCACTTCTGTCGCTATCTTCAAGTTTAGTAGCAAGATCTCTGATATCTGGGTTTGTGTCTGTTGCCAAATAGTGTTTTAACTTGTCACAAAAATCTTGATCATTAGCCACTACCTCTTCTTCTGATAGTTTCTGATATAAGCGATCTAGAGTTCTATTGCTGCTCCTAACAATATTAGTTGTGTGGTTATATTGGTTTCCACCTACAACGCTACCATTTTTAATATTATTATGCGATTGGTCTTGCTTACTAAACACATCAATCACTCCCTCAGTGAGAATTAGTCTGATCTCGTCCGACTACGCTTCCGTTCGTAACAGTGTTACTGTTTTGAGTGGGGGTGTTTTGATTCATGTTTATTTGTTTCAACTTGAAATTATATACAGTGAAACTAATAGCCCAGCTTACGCCAGCCCCGGCAAGAAAACTTACTAACTGACTTAGATATTCCATAATGCCTCCAGTTGAATGTTTTACAGAATATTCTAATTGCTAAGCCACCACTTTAACAAGCATTCAAAAACAAGCTATGGCGCGCAATCGTAGCCCCGCCACGCCTGCCCGCTTTTTGTATGGGTTTTCATGCAGGTGCCTGAATAGCCGAAGGGCGCGCCATTACTAGTACGCCCGGTTGTTTTAGATCCTTTTTTGATCGTGCGGATTCATGCACCATAGACATGCACACCGGTCTGGTGAGTAAACCCTAGTTCACCTGTCAGCGTTATAAAAAATTCCGTCGTAGTCTTTGTCCGGTAGAACCCCACTGGACAGATCGATGATCATGCCGAGTGCAAGCTTTAAATCAGATGCGTGCCGTGGTGCGATAAGGGCAAGCTCTGCAATGAATCGAACGCGCGTTAAAGTTTGTTTTTGTTTTTCAAGTGATTCCATCACTGCCTCCAAATGGTGCTGTATGTATATACAGTATCATGGTGAATGTTTTCAGGAAACTCGTCAAGACTCATTGTCAGTGAATTTATTTCATTCGCATGCATTTCCATCACTTAGCTATTTTTACCCTGTTGTGCCAACCACAAATAAAAAAGCCCAGCACTTTTGGCTAGGATTGACCATCATAGGCGTCGAGCCTATGATCGATGTCATTTCCTGCGGCGCCCATAAAGCCGACCGTCTGCCCCCGCTTTGAAGTAGAAAGCACCGATCTTCACCGTTCCGCCAAGAAGCAGGTGGTCAATCTCTTCAATGGCTGGCGCCTGCCTGCCGACGGCTCTCAGCTCCTGCGCTATTTTTTCTCGCTGCTTATTGTTTTCTTTTTCAATTTTTTTAAGCAGTTGATCGCGCTCTCCGGATTGCCCGGTCACTTTTTTCCGTAACTGATTGAAACGCTGCATCAGTGCACCCGCCCGTACCGGCGCGCGTGCCGTGAAGACATCACCGCGGCTGTTGCCGTAGTAGTGATTGCCGGCAATTTTCATCGTCACGCCTTTGGCCAAAAGTTGGCACTCAGAATCACTGAGGAGAATTCCGGCAATTTCCTCTACTCGGCCCCGGATTTTCTCCATAGCGCCAGCTGCGCCGGCTGGAGCATTTGCGGCCCGTGGTCTGCTTATTCTTGTTTTTGGGTTTTCGTCCCTGATTCTTGCCAGTACCTTCCGCCGTTCCTTGGCAGATAACTCGCCAAAATCAACATCACAGCTGGCATAGTCGGCTTCGCCTATATCCGGCGGGGCCATACTCCCACCATGATCCTCCGTACAGTTATTGACAGAACTCCGAGAGGGCGCAGGCGCGCCCTGAAGGTCAACACCCAAAACCGGCGCTTTCTTCGGCACAATTTTCCACTGAGTTACGCGGGTGATAATTGGCACATCCTGGCCAACTGGCGGGGAGAAAACACCACGCACGCGGATCACGTCTTCGCCGTATCCGTTGGTTTCCTCCGCAGCCTCGTAATAGGTACGGACAACCAGATCATCGCACTTAACAAACGGCCCGCCTTGGGCGTTGATATATTCCGCCCAATTGCCGACGTCGGCGGCGTCGTGGACTGCTGCAAACTCTACGCTAAGGCCAATCGCGGCCTCATGGTCTGCCATCCGGCGCAGTTCGCGGTATACGGTAACCGGAGCGCCACCAATGAATTGGAACTGACGAACACGCCAGCGAGCGGCCCAGGCAGACACGGCGGCGGCGGTTTCCTTGAGTGGCTTTCCGCTTTCGTCATCCAGCTCACCATCCAACTGATAGCCGTCGATATTTTTGCTGATGTACTTCGCAACATAGCCGGTGGCGCTACCTTGGTCAGGATCGATTTCTTCAGCGTGGAAGCGTGCCTTGCGGGCCTTAGCAGAGCTCAATTCCCGCGCATCTTCCTGCGTTGCGTAATCGCGCATGATTTCACGCACCTGGTCAACATCTTCAGGCTGCATAAACATCAGCATGTGCCAGTGTGGCGTGCCGTCGTGGTGAGGCTCGGCAACTCTGATCCCGAAAACGCGTAAATTTTCGCGGTGAAGTTTCGCGCGAATCTTTGACCAAACCGATCTCAGATAACCCTGCGTCTCGGCCGGGCTGGCGCCGTTCCACTTCCGGTTGCGGTGGCCGTGTTTGTTGGTGGCATGAAATTTTGAAGGGGCAGTGATTGTGTAGAACTCGCCGACGTAGCCCAGATCGTTACAGATATTTTCGAAGCCGCGGATGCGCACCATCAATTCACTACGGCGGATCGCAGGATTCGCAACGCTGCCATCATATTTATCGATCAGGCTGATACGGTTTCCGGCTTCGTCTTCGAGCTCCATCCCTTTTAAAAACTCGCGGGTGCGTCGTTTCTGCTCGCGCCATTCTGCGATCGCCGTTTTGCTAGCGTATGGGGTGGTTTTTTTACTGACGTTAGCTAGCGCAATGTTTAAGTGCTCGCGCCATTCTGCAGAGGTGCGGCGCAAACGGTTTAGCCACCATTTCGGCGACAACATCCGGGATACGGCAGGGCCAGCATCCTCTTCGCTAAAAAATCGTTTATTCAGCTTTTCCCACAGCGGCGGTGATTGGCAAAAATCGCGCGTGATTCTCCCTGCTCGGCGATACAGAAACCAGATTGCCTTCAAATCACTGCAGTCGGCACGCTCCTCGGCGACAAGACTCAGCTCCTGCGCGATAAAAGCGGCGATATCCTCGGCTAGCGCTTCAACATCACTGCGGGACATATCAGCAAGGTGGTTAAAGCGCGACATATATCTGGCGTTGTCTGCCGTCATTTTTGATATCCGGTACTGCTTATTGACCAGTTCCAGGCGCGGTAATGCGCGCTTAACAAAATTCAGTGTCAAGTACGCATGTGCTCGCTGGATCCCTTGCGATTGCTCAAGCTTGAAGAAGTGTGAGTTAACCTGGCGCTTTACCTGCTCAGGTTGCTTATTCAAATGTTCAAAGGCAGACGCGAGATCGGCATTAATGCGATCCCGTTTTTTCTGCTCTTCCGCACTGACAAATGGAGAGCCTACAGCTTCTCGCGGCGCGTTCCATGAATAAGCCCACTCGAAAGCAGGCTCGCCGCTGCCAGGATAGGGCTGGGGTGGTGTGGGGGCTTGGCGGCCTCTGGCGGCTTGCGTCATCCTTATGCTGCCGTTGATTCAATGTTGGCTGGAAAAGTTACTTCACCCAACTCGGCGATTCTTCGCTCTGCCGATTTCAGCGCTTTGACGGATTTACTCAGCATTGCGTCAAGGTGTTCTGCACGCTGCTCTGCTGCTCTCATGATTTCCTCCCGGTGATGTGGCTATAAACGAGAATTGCCAGCCCGTAGATGAACCCGCCGAGAACCAGCGCGGCGGTGATTGGCCAAATGACTGACAGGATTAGGACGCCGGCGGCCGTGGTGATGCGATAGATGTGCCCGCTTTTAATTCCGAGGCAAAGCAGGCAGAAAGTGATACAGGCGCCGACAAGCCAGCAGAGAAAACCGATCAGCATGTTGCGGCCCCCATTGTTGCGATGATTTCGCCGACACGCCCACGCCCATCACCTTTGCAGCTCACAGAACGTGGGGCGGTGATGTGGTGGATCTCAAACTCGCCATAACACTGCAGCGCTGCGGCGACATCGCTATTTGAGGCCACAACGTGACAACCTCGCGCGGCGGCGGCACGCAGCGAGTACATCAGGTTGTACTGATGCAATTCGCCAAAGCCTTCCGTGTGGTAATCGGTAAAGCCGGTGGTCTTCGTCTTAGGCATGTATGGCGGATCGCAGTAAATGACATCGCCTGGCGCCGCCATCTCAATGCTTTCGGTGAAGTCACAGCACAGGAAAACAGCGTTTTTCGCTTTCTCGGCGAAGGCGCGGATCTCTTTCTCTGGGAAGTAAGGTGCGTCCACCTTGCCGAATGGAATATTGAATTCCCCGCGGCGGTTGTAACGGCACATGCCGTTGTAGCCGTGGCGATTCAGATAGAGGAACTTCGCCGCGCGCATGATATTGCTGACTTCGATGCGGAGATTGAAACTGGCACGGACTGCTAAATAGCCTTCCTGGCCCTTGTGATTGGCAAACATCAATTGGCCAAGCCTGATCAATTCTTCCGGGTGTTCTTTGGCCACGTTGTGGAAGTTGATCAGGTCGCCATTGATGTCGGCCAGCAGGTAGGAATCGAAGTCGGTGTTCAGGAAAACGGTAGCGGAACCCACAAACGGCTCCACCAGGCGGCGGCCTGGTGCGGTTGGTAGGTGTTGGCGTAGGGTGTCCATTATGCGGCGCTTGCCGCCCACCCATTTCAAAGCGGAATTCATCATAGCTACCCCCGGTAGTGGCGTGATTTTGCTTCGTGAAGTTCTTGGCAACTGGCGCAGCGGGCTGCGCCTGGAACGGCAAGGCGGCGCGCCTCTGGGATCTGCGCGTCGCACTCTTCACAGAGAAAGGCGGAAGGGGCGGCCGGCTTCCGGCGCGCCTGTTCGATTTGAGCGTCCAGGATCAACTGCTGGCGTTCCTGCTCGATGTCCATTGCGTCGGCCATTAGTGCAGCTCCATCGCCTGGTTTTGGATGAATTCGGCCTCGTGGCGCAGAAGGTCCACAGCCTCGCGCAGGCTCAGATCCTTGGCGATGATGGAGTTGGCCAGATTTTCCAACTTAGTGGACATCACCGCGGCTTGGTTCTTACGCTCATCCATGCGAGCGCGCTTCAGCATTTCTTCCAACTGGTAGGCGGTTTGGTGCACAACGGAAACATCGTCACCAGCGGCTAGATCGATCCCGATGGTGATTGGCAGTTTTTGCATATTTCTCATAGTGGTTTTCCTTTCTTCAGGTAATAAAAAGCCCGGCGGGTTTACGCCAATTAATTTCTGGTCAGGTTAAAAAGTTATTTCTATCGGCATGCTTAAATGCTTCGGGAATAAACTCACGACTGCGCGGAATTTATTCATTGCATCGACCAATGCTTTTTTCTCCTCACTCGTCAGTTCATTGAAACTCAGCCCGTGGCGCTCCTTCTTGATGCCAGCCAAAAAGAAAATGGCGCTCAGAGCCCGGATGTTGTCCTTGTATCGTGGATCACTTCCATTGCGCACGTCTGCCAAAAAGCGGTTTATTTCGGCGGTGCTGTCGCACTTGAAAATATCCCGGCGCAATTCGGCGATGTGCTGCAAACCGTCGGCCCGCTGGCCCGGTGTCAGCGGCACAGTACGCGTAGTTTCAGTAAAAGCCATTTTGCCGCCTTACTGCCGATTGACTCCCGCGAGGCGGTGGTCAGTTGAGCCAGCAGTTCTTTCTGGTCTTGTGCCGGGCACCAACGCCGGCCGTTCTGCAGCTGGATCCAACCGTGGCCAAAGTGGCGAGATTGGCTTTGCTGCTTGAGCAGGGGAGCAATTGAAATTGGCATCATGTTCACCTCAGCTCATGCCCAGTGACGCGCCAACGGCGGTGATGGCATCAACGGTGGAGGCCATTGTCGGGTTGGCATGGATGCGGGACTGAATCGCGAGGCCTGCCAGCGTCATGTAACGAATGCCAGCATTAACGCTTTCGCGTATCGCACCGCGGCGCGCGGCGGTCATGGCGCCATCTGCAACGGCCTCGGCAGCGACCTTGCCGATTTCTGATGTGGCATTGAGCACATACGCCGCGACCTTGCCGCTGGATAGCTCATTGATTGGTACGCACGGCTGGCAGTGCAGCTGCGCCAGCATCCCATCGATCAGCGTTGGGTCTTCGGTGAGGTCGGTCAGCGTCAGCAATTCCTCAACCGTCAGGCGGTGAGGCTGGTCTGGATTCAACTTGTTGCGCAGCACTTGAGCGGACATGCCAGCATCAGCGCTCAACTGCTTGATGTTGTGCTTTGTCGCGAAGCGGCGGCAGGCTTCTTCGTAGTGCGCCTGTTTAGAGACTTGATAATCAAACATGGTTTAGCCCTTCAAAATTCGAATAATCGAATTAACCGTGGATGTAGCGGCATTTGATCGCAACCTGGCGGTTTTTCTCACGCCACGCTTCGAGGTTGATCAGGGCGTTACCGTGCTTGGTCATCGTGACCTCTTCGATCTCGCCGGTCTTCCGGTTCTTTCGGTTTTGCTTCACGGTAGTTGTAGGGGTTGGCGCCAGCAGCACAACCCCGTTAGCGATCCACTTCTCCAGCACAGATGCGCTGATGCCGTTAACAGCAATGAAGTCCTCTTTGGACATGGTCGGGGAGGTGTGCATAGCAACTGCGCGCTGCACTGCTTCCAGAATGGCGCCGCTCAGACCAGGCAGAAGTATGTTTGCAATCTGCGTAGGTGAAAAAGGCGCGGCGGGTACGGCCTGGGGGTTTGCAATATCATGAGACATAAAGCAATATCTCCGGTTAGTGGTTTGTGTTCTACGGTGTTACATGTGGTGTGTATTCACTATAGATCGCAATTGTGTTCAATGTAAATGCATTTGCGTGGGTTATTTTGCATATGACTGATAAATTTGAAGATTCAGCCGCTATTATTGAGCGCCTTACTTCGTCCTATGGGGTCACATCACAACGAGCGCTGGCCAGCAGCCTTGATGTGCCGCCAAATAACGTGAGTTCGTGGGTTCAACGCAACAGCGTTCCCGGAAGCGCTGTTATTAAGTGTGCGCTCGATACTGGTGCTGATTTGCGTTGGTTGATGACTGGAAAGTTTGAAAATTCGAATTTTGAAGTTGGCAAATCAAAAATGTCTGGGCGAGCCCTTTATGAGCAAATACAAGCCTCAGGTGGCAAGCCTGTTTTGCGGCGCATGCTGGATGCATATGGGTTCCGCACGCAGAAGGAACTTGGAGATTTACTAGACATATCAACGGCAACGATCAGCACATGGGTTAGGCGTGAGTATTTCCCAGGCGATGCGGTTGTTGCGTGTACGTTAGATACTGGTGTTTCGCTTTTGTGGCTGGCTACCGGGCAAGGCTCCCCAGGTAATCCAGATGCGGCCTCTCACGAACCGACTTTTACAACCATTCCGCGGATGTCTATTTCTTCTGGTGCGCTGATAGATGCCGGCTCTTGGATATGTGATCCATCATTCATACCTGCGGGCGCCAAATCTATCCGATTGGTAGAGCGGGGCAATGACTCATGGCTGATAGACTTTGATAAAAAGCTTATCGGTAATGGGTCTTGGCTTTTGAATATTGATGGAGTACATGACATTTATTCAGTGACACGTATTCCCGGAAACAAAATCAAAGTCTCAACTTTAACCACAAACTTCGAGTGTTCAGTTGATGATGTAGAATGTGTCGGTGAGATTAGAAAAACCATAATTAACAGCTGAGGCCTTAACGTGATAAGAGCATTAACCGTAGTTTCTTTACTGTTAACCACATTGCCCACCTTGGCCAGCGAGGGGAAAGTTCCTGCGTCCATAGACAAGGCAATGCGCGGCCTTAACATTAAGGAATACCGCTATGAATACCCTAATCTAAAAGTCATTTTTAATTTTGATAAGGTAACGGAACCACTTGCCCGTAGCACTATGTGGAGTGTATGCGCTACGCGTTGGAATGATGGAGAGAAGTGGCCATCTGATGCCATTCAGAAGGTGGATGTTATGAACCAGTGGGAGGTGCAAAGCTATACATTCAAAATGAATGGAAATGATTGTGACAAATATGGCGATCTGAATGACGGTGAAAATGATAAATTTTTGACCGAACACATGAGCCAGTACCCATAGAGATTAAATTTCACTACATTAAGGATGATTTATGAAAAAGATAATCGGTATTGCAGTTTTTACAGCAATGGCTCTCTCTTTCGCAACTTCCCCTGCGCAGGCAAAGAATTACCCTTGCTCCAAAAGTAAAGGCGGTGTTTCTCATTGCACTACCGACGGCAAATTTGTGTGCAACGATGGATCTACCAGCAAATCAAAGAGCACATGTACAGGCCCCACTCGCAAGAAGTAGCCACGAATTTTTGGCGATAAAATCCGTAGTCATTTTGTCGCCAATTATCCTCTACCATCAATATATCTGTATGATTTAAAATGATTATTTTTTAATTGAATAGTATTCGGTCTTTTTTTGTGTGGTTGATTTTTAAGGGATTATTTTCGATTGTCCGAAAATGGCCGAGTTTCTGTATTAGGCTTTTTTATAGCCTTAAGCAATCCTTGCCCGCGAATCCAGCTATTATCCCGCCATTGCTTTGGATTTATGCCCTAATAGCTTCTGTGCAAATTCCTTTCCTTTTTCCCGCTCATACATCTTGAACGCCTAGCTGTTCCTCGACAGTATCAATCGTGATCCAGAACAGTAACTCATGCGCTGATAGGTTTGCGAACCCTTTATAGAAGTATGTTCCACCTAGCTGTTCAACCGTATCCATAGACGCTCCTTGCCGATGGATATGACCGTGACAGTATACATACCACGCGCTGCGGCCGGCCGCGAGTCCGATCTGGCCCGCCGGCCTTACGCTGTGACGCCGCTCGCCGGGTATGTCAGCAGCCGGCGAAACGACGTCTCCGAACCCGATCCGGAGAAGACCCTTAACTCGCGCA